TAAACAATACTATTAATACTGTTTCGTAAACTGTAGTCAAAAGACTCAAAATATTTTCTGTAATTGAGGTAGGTTTTGTGTCCATCGTCATTTAATAAGTTACCAATCCATTTCTTACTATCGTCAACAAAATTACTTACAAAGAATTCAAGCACTTCACTTGGACTATATCTTGTAGATAACTTGTAGAAGAAGTATCTATCTTTCCGTTTAGTAAATGAATCCAATGTTGCATTTACCTTTCCACTATATTTATAATAGTCGTAGGTGTCTGTTGTAAAATGTAACTTAACACCTAGATATATTTTATATACATCAAAGCCACCATATGCCATATTAATACCAACTAGGCGTATCTCTTTTAGTCCATACTGCAAGGTGTGATTTGTATTTCTTATAATAATCTCTATACGCTTTTAGACTATCACTATTCCTAACATCTTTTGGCATAGCAGGTGTTGGTTCTGTAAATTCTTTATCTGGTATATTTTGTGGTGGTGTGGCTAAAACGTTATGTAATTTTTTATATGTTAAATGTGTCTTGCCATATCTATGTGTGTACTCATTACATAGAGCATTAAATAATCTATACAAGTATTCGTAGTTCGCTTTTGATTTTCTAACCCATATAGCACTTGGATGATTTTTATGTGTAGGTCTATACAACCCTAAAGGATTATTCATTACTGTATTTGATACATCTAATTCCCAATGAGCAGTACATAGTAATTGAGCATACTCTAGTATCATTTTAACACAATGCTTATCGTTGTGATATTCTGCTGATTTATTAACGTCTTTATCTAGGTAAAATATATTCATATATCTCTCATTATATACCAATAACTGCTATTTGTCAAGCAAATACTTACTGCATAATGGAAAATGTTCTCTCATAATACTTGCCATTTGTTCAGCTACACTTCCTGTTTCTTTTTGTGCGTTTGATTTAGTTCTTAAATTACATACTCTACTAAAAGCATATACACTACCAGACCATATCCATTCGGTCATCATATTTTGAGGTAATATCATACGTGCCATTTCAGGTGCAATACCTTCCTCTAACATATAGTGATATGTTCCTTTTGCTGTATCAACAGCGTGAGTAATATCAAATTTTATAAGTTTATCACCTGAACCTTGTTTGATAGACTTCTTTGGTCTACTTCTCCACTCATCTATCATATAAAATTCTGGATCATCATCTACATATCTTCTACTCACTTCATTCCAACTTAAACCAACTTGATGTTTAACTAATTGTCTTGCAACAAATATTGGTGCCTTAATTCTAAATGACATTGTAGCGTGAGCAAATGGTGACCAATGACCCCAATGTGCCAAATATTTAATTAACTTATCATCTTTCTCATCAAGTACTTCTTTTCTTTTTGCAAATGATACTCTAGCAGCGTTTACTACTGATAGGTCACTTCCCATTTTATCTATAAAATCTACTTTCATATCTTTCTACCCATAGTTTCAAAATCTGATTTATCTACAACTTGATAATTACCTTTGTTATATGCTAGACCAATTGTCTTGCCTTCAGGTAATGTAACTTTAGGTAAAGTTCTTTTTACACACGCACCTGGTATTGTATCACTTGTAGGTATAGAAATTCTTTTAAGACCATTTATATCTAAAGACAAATCAGGTAATTTAAAACCTAATAGTGATTCTTTAAATGCTTGATAGTTTTTATACTTCTTCATTATGGCAACATTCCAGGTTTACCACCTTTTAACAGGTTTAGTTGTGCTGATTGATGTTGTATTTTTTCTTTGAGTTGTTTTGTAATTAGACGTGCTGTAGTTTCAATTTCAATATTATTTTCATCACAATATTTAACAATAGCATCCACATAAGATAGTTCTTTATGCTTCTTTACTATGTCCTCTATAATTAGTGAAAATTCTTTTGAGTTCATTGTGTTACTATAACATATTTTCTAGTAAATGTAAAGTGTGTAGTTTCTGTTGCCACGTACTACACAACGCCGTTTGCCTAGTAACTAGGCAGCAAGAGCTAAACTTTCGTTTGCTTTTATAGTTTTGATAGTACGCTATCAGCGATTTAACTCCAAATAGTTTTAGTAGTAGTCGAATCTAACTCACCCCCTTAAAGCACACTATTATATGTGTTTTGAATTGGTGGAGGTGGTGGGAATCGCACCCACGTCCTCACTAGTTATTATCTATTCTTCAACGTCAAATTCATTATAAATCTTTCCCTAATCTTGGTGGTTCAGTCCATTGTAAATCAAATGACTTATACATCATACAAGATTCTGTACCTGCCATATTAGTTACTACTGCTATTGATTGAGAAAAGTCTTCTGATATCCAGTAGGTAACGTAATATACAATTTGGTTTTCAGGTTTTGCATTCTCTCTTCCAACTGACATATTAGCCATTAGAAATTTATGATGTTTTAAATACTCTTCAACATATTCCTGTTTACCACAAATAACTGGCATTGACATCCAATATAATTTTGCCATTTGGTCTTGTTCAGGCTGTAATGGTTCTATAGTATTAGGTGTTTCTGGTGTTTGCTCCGCCATAGCAACAGTACTCATTAAGAGTAATGCTCCAAAAATTAGTGATATTATTGTCTTGTACATAGTGACCTCTCGTGGATAAAATTTAGGCCACTTTGTTAATGATTTTGCTTGATTTTATCTTTGTTTAGTTCTTCATAGTATTTATAAAAATACTTTATAGATTCTTCAAGTTTAGGTTCAAATAATTTTCTATCCTTGACAAAAGAACGCATAGTGCCATCTTCACCTGCCATTAATATAACTAATTGGTCAATGCGTTTACCGAATATCTCCTCATACATCATTGCATAAGCACAAGTTTGTATATAATAGTTTTCTATCCAACTTTCTTGTCGTTCTTTGTTTGCTGTTTTGAAATCTATTACTGATAACTTGCCATTGTATTCTGCGACACAATCTACTTGACCTGCAATAGTCAATTTATGACTATACATAATCTCTTCTAGTAAATGTATGTTATTAATTTGGTCTATGTAAGGTAGCATTAATCTAAACATACCCAAAGGTAGTACGTCCCTAATACTAGGAGTTTCACCTCTTAAATATTGTTCAACAAGTGTATGAGTTGCTTTACCTCTTCGTGCCGCTCTACCCATTTCCCAATTGGCTGCTTCTTCACCAACTGCTTTTCTCCACTTATCTAATCCTTCTTTTTTCTGTACACCTAAAACTGTTGTGATAGATGGATAGTTTTTACCATCAACGTCATAAAAACGAAAACCGTTTATACGTCTACCTTTTGTTTTTGGAAGTTTATTTTTATCTAAATCAACCCAAGAAAATTTACTTGCCATTTTGTTTCCTCAATTTCTTTCTCAAATCACTTATTCGGTGTTTGATACCGTCTATTGTTGTGTACATCCATCCACAATCGTGTGGTTCAATTTGAGTTCTAAACCACTTGATTGTATCTTTTAATACTGTAATCTGCTTTTGTATATTCATAATCTTATAATAACATTATATTAGCACTTTGTCAATGCTTAAATAGACCTGTGTAGCATATAATGGTCGGTAAGTTTCTTACGTTCCTTTATTTGCTCATTATTAAGAGTATTTACCTCTCAGCTAGGGTCATATGGCTCATATATCGTCTTTCCATCAGAATTTCTATAAGCTCTTAATATCTGCTTTCTATTATCTTCTGAATTCTTATATGAGCAATGGATCCAACCGCTATTAGGTTCATCCACATTGTGGTACTCTAATATCAATTGGTCAAAATCTAAATTGTCAATGATGTATTTTGCTAGTTCAGCATTTGGTAACCCAAATATTTCAAAATCAGCGGCTTGGCCTTTGGCGTGCTGTGATTTTAAGCTTGAACCTATCTTAACACATAATTCTGGTGAACGGTAACCACTTGATACTGATACTACCTTACCGTAATGAGTTCTAATTGGTTGTAGTATGTTCTCACATAATTTCTTTAAATTATCTTGATGGTCTTCACTAGGATTATTACTAATACCATTCCGTTCAGCGGTCTGGCTTTTAGTCATTTCTTTCAACGAAAAGTTTTCGGTTAATTTCATTTATTATCCTCTTGTTAGTTTTAATAGTTTCTCTATTTGCGCCTTAATAATTGGACCTCTATTAGGCCAATGTATATAAGGTTCATCACTTTTTTGTAAATTATATAAGAACGGTAACACAATCTTTTCAATATCTTTAAACCTTGCTTTAGTTTCTTCATCACTAATTTCTTTTGTTATCGTTTCTTTATCGTTCACTATTTGCATAATTTCGTTCATCATACTTTTGATAGTAGAAACATCTGACTTAACTTTAGATAGTTCAATGTTTGTTCCTTCTACTACTTTAGGATCAATGCTCGGTGTGTCTGATGGTTTAGATGATACTGGAGTGAAACCCCAATCGTTATCTAAATCAAACCCACGCATAAAGTCTGGTATATCTTTACTCATTAATCTGGTACTCCTTGTCGTCTAGCTTTTATTCTTGCTCTAGCTCTTGCTTGGTCCGTTTTAATTTCTTTTGTTCCTCTACGTCTATGATGTTTAGCAAAAGAGCTATTTGGGTGTGCTTCTGCTATTTTTTGTTTAACATCTTTCCAACCGCCGTCTTCTCTATAAGAAATCCCTTGGACGCCAGCAACTATATTTATGGGTACAGGTACTTGTCTAATATGTTTATTCTTCTTTAGATAATCTTCCATTTCTGAAATCATCATCATATCTGTCCACTTCTTACCTGTCTTCTTATTTTCAAACGTATATCTAGGCATTAAGATATCTCTTCTTGTACCACTTATAAAAACCTTTGTCTTCAAATAACTCCACTATTTCAGGAGCAGATACTTGTTCCATTAGAATACAATCAGCTATATCTTGATATTCTGATTTTTTAATTTTTAACTTCATATTTCTTTTTCAATTTGTTATATTCATCTTCATTTTTTGGTGCAAAGTATTTCTTTAACATAGGAGCAATTACACCTTTGCTTCTACCTCCAGCACTTCTATCAATTCGTCTAGGAGTTCTATTAGTTGTCATATTCTTTTTACTTGTCATCTTTTTTCTGTAATCTAAAAAAGTAAGATATTGTTTTTCTTTCTTTAAAAGTATAATCTAAACAAGGTGCGTGTTGGTTAGCACCACTATATAAAACCAATCTATTTGGAATAGCACTTATATATATGTCTGGTGTTTTCTCCATTTGAGTATGAAAAAATGCCGTACCACCATCATATGCTTGGTCAAAATACATAACTGCTGCTATTAAAGGTTCTTTATCTTCTATAGAAGTATCTCTATGTATGAAACCATATTTACCAAAGTTTTGTGGAGATTGTTTTATCTCACTCAATACAATTTTTCTAGCAAGTGTCTTGAAATCAGTAATTTTATTTTGTAAAATACTTTCTATCTTGTTTATAGTAAAATCGTTCTCTTTATCATATGGACTTTCATAACAAGGAAACGCCTGTAATCTATTTCCATAATGATTTTTAAATGGTTGATGTGATTCACGCCATTGTAAATTATCTAAATCTTTTTTAATTTCCCAATATTTGTCTGCTGGGAAAAAACCTGGAAGAGTTACTATTCCACCATTTAAAACATAATTTAACATATATTTTAAATGTCCTTTAGAGTTTCAATAATTTCTTTATTATCTGCAATGACTTTTAATTCTTTAACAACTGTTTCAACTGAATCCATATGCGTTGCAACACCAACAGGATTATTTAAAAATACCTGTATGTTTGCTTTTGACTTTGCAATATTACCTTCAGCGTGTTGTTTAACTGCGTCTATTATTAATTGTTTCATTAATGATATGTTACCTTTTCTGGTTGATATTTAGCCCTTAACTTCTGCCATACTCCGTGCCAAAAGTTCTTTGACCATTCTGTTTGTGACCTATCTAATGCTTTTTCTGCTTTTTTAATTAAAACATCAGCACATCTAGGGCAAGCGTATAAGTGTGTATTCATAAGTATCATAATATCATTTTTTATCATCTTTGTCAATGGTAGTATTTGTAGGGGCGTGTATTTCTACGTTCTTACAAATATACTCAACTCCTTCTTTAATAGCTCTAGTTACTTTACAATCATAACCTGTTATCTTTGATAACGCCCAATCGTTAGTTGTAGGTAAATCGGCAGCTGATAATGCCAAGTCTGTACCTGTTTTAACAAGTGAAGTTACCTTATATTGTGAATAAGAACCAGTACTAGTTGCTAACCAAGCAGGTGCTGTACCACAACCTGTTAATAACATAATAACTGCACCAATCATAATACCTTTAATAAAAGATATCCAATATACTCCATAAGTAGAACAACCAGTTTTTTTCTTAAACCACTCTATTCTTTCTTTATGCCAGTCTATTATTTTCATTTCTTAACTCCTGGCTCTAAATAGTTTTTTGGTTTTTCATTCCATTCCATTATCTGGTCTAGTTTGATTCGTATTTCATCTGGATCCAAACCTAGTTTCATTAACTCTTCTGTACCCATACTCTTAAAAAACTCTTCATAATCTCTATTCTTTAAATCTCTCTTACCTAGTTTTGCAAAAAATGTTTTGTAAAACTTTTGCTTATCTCGGAGACCTTGCGATATAGTTTTCGCTCTAGTCGCTTCCCTTTGCCAATTGACTTCTTTTTCTTTTTTCTTACTTTTCGCTTCATTTGCTAATTTTCTTTCTCTTAATGATATATTAGCGGCAATCAATAATAATACTGCTAATGGATCAAATACAAATATTAATACAATGATAATCCATCTAACTGCTTTATCAAAATGTTCTTTTGCTTCATCACCATATATTAATTCTGCAACATATTTAAGTGGACCTACATCTGCTTCTATCTTTAATTGTTCTAGTTCTATATTACCTTTATCTAATGTCAATTTTGCAATCTTATCCATTGCAACTCTTATTTCATTATTTAAAAAATCTCTTTCTTCTTTTTGTTTCTTACGTTCTTTTAGTCCTCTACTAACATATTCCTTATCTATATATACCTCTAATGCTTTATCTAATAAGTTTAATGTATTTTCTGCTCTATCTATAACAACGTTTTCTTGTATAATCTGTCTATCTATTAATTGTATCTGTACATTATTATCACTCGTAGGTCTTACTTGGTCTAGGTGTGCCTTTGATAGAAAACCAAAGATACCCATACTAGTTACAAATACTAATACAATAACAGACGTTGTTAAATATCCTTTTATTGATTGTGGTAGATTTGGATTCTTCCAGTTATGATATAACCAACTGGCGGCAACTAACTTACCAACTTCTAATGAAGTACCCATAGCAATAATTGCTATCTTCGCACCAGCAAAAAGAGTTGCTAGTCCTATAATACTATATGCAGCTGCTATACCTGATATAGATATGGCACTTAACAGTACTACTAAAATGAAAAACAAATTTCTCATTATTCCTCTTTAATATCGTTTAATACTTTTTCTACTTTACCCATTATATTAATAACTCTTTGGTCATAATCTTCTGTAGTAGAAAACTTATCTAAAGTTTTTACTAATGCTTTTGCGTCTAGTAATTCACCGTCTTGTAATAATTTTGCTCTTAACTCTCTAAATTCTTTATATGCTGGGTGTTCATTTAATAATCTTATGTATTCTTTTACACTATTACATTTTGTTTCAAATACTCTAACACCCCAACCTGGCCACTTATCAACACCTTGTGGTAATAAATGTTTTTTAGTACTTTTAAATACTCTAATACCAAATAAGTTATTTGCTTCTACAGCAAATCTACTCTTACCCCAAGCACTCTCTAAAGCGGCTTGTGCTGTCACCATTTGAATAGGTACTCTTTTACTTGGTGGTGTATGATAATTTAAAAAATCAACACACTTGTTAAGTTCTATTATAAATTCTTTTGAGTTTGTATATTCAAAACTAGGTTCATTTAATCCTAATTTTTCTGCCCATTCAGCGTGTTCTATTCTAACTTCTTCTGTTGCTTGTTTAACTGCAATAGGATTAGGTGTAAATGTTCCTATACCATATGTTATAGTTGATATTGCAACAACTAATAATGTTGCTTTAAACCACCAATATGCTTTTTTGAAAAAATTAGATGTACTTGGTTTCAGTTTCATTAAAACCTCGCTACTTTGTACTCATAACCACCGATTGATGGTTGATTTTTCTTTTGAACAAAACTTATTTTGTTTTGAAATTTAGCCATACTTTTAAATATCTTTTCTGCTTGTAATTCAGTAAAGTTATCATATATGTCTTTTGACCAATCTCCAGTATAATAAGTCATAGAGAATTCACCGTCTGCATTATCTATAAACTGTTGAATTTTGTCTGGAACTTTTAAGATTATTCTCTTTAAATAGTGGTCTAGTTCTTTTGTCTTTCTCACCTCACCCATAATATATCCTTTTTTTATTATATATCTAATCCTATAGCATTCAGTTTAGGTCTAAAGCTATAAAACATATCATTATGATTTCCTGTATCCCCTAAATTACTCATTTGAAACAGGTGTATCATTTCGTGTCCTAATGTGTCCACAAATTCTTTTTTATTCTTATAACTAGGTATCATTTCTAATACGTAGTTTCTAGTTCCTTTTCTTTCTTGGTCATTAATAACAACTTGACCCCACACTCTAGGATATTCTCTATCCTTTATTTGTTTAATTTTAATATCATTAAACGGAGATAGTTTACCATCAAATACGTGTTTATTAATAAGTTTAAAATACTTTTTAATATCTTTAAATGTAGTTTTATACTTACGAGTTTTCACTTCGGCCAATTCCATCTTTAGTCTTTTTTTGACTTTCTGCCTTTTACTGGTTTTGGTTCTAACTCTTTTAGCCATTGCTTTTTCCTTTTTCTATCTCCTATTTCTAAAAAAATAAACATTACTAAACTTGATAAAATTATAATCAATAGTTCTTTAGGAACATATTGATATATCCAGTTCAAGGTATTAACTATGTTTTCAATTACACTCATAGTTACTACCTTTTAAAAGAGCACATTTAAACTCTTTATCATTTTGTTGTCTGATTTCACTAGCAAGACCTTCTAGTATATTTGGTAGGTGTGATTGTAATACGCCACTAAACTCATTTATCATAACGTATACTAACCTATGTAGTTCTTGCTCCATTAAAGCAGTTGTATCTACATTGGTTTTATCAATACTTGATTTGATAACGTGGCCAATAACTGCTTTGTTATAATCATTTGCATTAGCTACATTGGATAGACTTGTTAATCCAAACCATAGGGCTAAATTCAATAATATAATAAACATCACTTTTTTCATAATATATTTCTCTCCTAATATTTATTGTTTATATGTGTTTATTATACACAAATCCACAAGGAAAGTCAAGCACAAATAACCCTTGTTTTATAAGGGTTTTTTAACAAAGTGTTCTATTTTTGTTCTAATTTTTGATACAATTCGTTCCATCCGAAAGATTCTTTTACTACAGAATCACTTAACCCTTTATATGCTCTATGTAAAGTTTTATCTTTTACATTAAGCAAGAGTCTTGCTTCATCACTATGTAATCCTTCTAACATTTGGATAAACAAAGTTTCTTTTTGAGTTTTTGTAGTTTTAGTATCTGCGCCTTTAATAAAATGCCACAAACGTTTTGCTTCAGTTTTAAGGATTGTATGCTCAGTACCTTTCGGTGCTGGATTTTCCATAAAAGGTGGTGTACCTTCTGGTAATTCCCACTCAATGCTAGGATCAAACGATCCTTTTAAAAGCATTCTTAAAGATGGATGGTCGTATCTTTTTAAGACCTCTATCTTTTTAGCTTTATCTTTTGCGTTATTTACTTTAGTTAAGACTTCTGAAAATAACAAGTCACCTGAACCAGCCGTAGCTGACATTGCTTGCATAGAAGACTTACTCATTAATGATGGATGTTGTTTTGGTTCTTCTGCCATTTTATACTCCAATTTTTAATATTAATCATTATATCTATTTATATAACTTATCTACCTGTTCCGCTGTTAATCTTCTCCCTATACTCCAAAATAGCGTCTTTTCTTTTGTAGTATCTATATTCTCTCTCATCCATTTATGTGCTTTACCTTCGTATATATCGTCAATAAAGCCATTACCCACATCTTCCCATACTGGTTTTGCGTATGGTAAAGTTGTTTTGTACATTTCATAATCTTGATACTTCTTAAATCCTGATTCAAGATTACTAAATTGATTTAAATACTCATTAATCTTTTTACTACGGTCAACAAAGGTGACCCCTATAATTCTTTTTACCTTTTTCTTAAACTTCTCTATACCTTTTACTATACCTGCAAACTGTATACCACTACCTACTGCAATTACTATATTGTCTAACTTATCAGGTATGTTTTTAACTTGATTAGCAACACTATCAAATATTGATTCTGGATTCGTAGCAGCACTATTACCAAACTTGATTAACATATAACCATTTTTAGATATTAATTTTCTTTTAATATTAGCGTCTATCGCTGAAGTCATACCGTGACCTGCAACGTTTTCAATATCAGCACCATAGTGTCTTGATAATCTTATCATATGGTGATTATCTATTGTATTAGGTTTTGTACCACCTACACCTATAATACATTTAAAACCAAAGTCTTGAGCAACGGCAGCTATAATTGGTGCTTGTGGACTATGTACAGATGAACCTGTTATTACACCACCATTGTGGTTTTTTACAATATCATCTTTTACTTCTTCAAACAAACAAATTGCCTGTCTTGTCTTACCACCATTAACATTATCTCTACCATAGGGAGCATAATAATCATCCCTTTTATAATATATTTTATTGTGAATTTCTACTGGAGTTAAATCAGTTGTTTTCATATTATAATGGTATCATACAAGTGGAACAAGTTGTTAATTCTTTTAATATACCTATTAATAATACTGTTGATAATACAGCATTTAAGAATATTAATGCTCTATCGTGCCATAAAAATCCTACTACTAACCAACCAGTTGTTCCCATAAAACTAAAATACAAATCAAACATATGATTAAAGTCAGCTGCTCTAAAGCAAACTGCAATCATTAACATTAAACTTGCTACCCATTTTATATACCAAGATAAATCACCTTTAGGTGTAATCTTTTTAAATACTCTTGTTGAATTTAATGCTTTTATTTTATCGTTTAATTTTATAAATTTTTCTTCTTTCATAATTCCTTTTATTAAGACACAGGCGAATTTTATACATATATGGTCGCCTGTGTCAATCGTATTGGTTACGATTCAATTAACGCATTAGTATGCGTAGTCAGTACCGTATAGTTTAGTTATCCCAGCAGCTATAATAGCTTTTGTAGGAGTACCCAATCTATAAGATGTACCTGAAGATGATTTATTAATATAAATCATATGACCTTTTGAACGTAGTTTGTCAACCATCGCTCTTGGTGATATAAGGTCGTATCTGTTTCTTAAAACTTTCCAAGAAACTGGTTCACCTTTCTCAAATAAGTTTATTACTTTTTGAGTTTTAGACAGTCTTTTTCTGCCTTTAGTTGCTGTTGCAACTTTACTTTTTGAAAAAAACATAATGTTTCTTCCTCCTTTATTTTTGCTTTTTAAAGTCTGCATAGGACTATTCCTCCACGGAATTCTTCAATTTCTCACACTTACTACTATCCCCTAAACAATCAAAAAATTTCTCCATTGAATTGAGTGTAGGTTTTTCTTTTGCACAACCTACAAAAGTAAGCATTACTAATATCATTAAACTATTTTTTATCATCATCTCCATTTAAATCCATATCAGATTCAAACATATCTGATCCATCTTGTAAATCGTTTAACTCTTCTTTAAATTCTTTATTAAAAACATTTGGTCTTTTTGGTTTCTTCATAAAATCATTATAGTCTATTCTAGCGGCACTTGCCTTACCACCTCTATTAAATTTGATTGATACCATTTTATTTGCCATTAATTGAGCTGCGTGTGCCATATTAAAATCTCTATAGATTAAACCTCTTATACAATCAATAACTAACGCAAGGTCTTTTGTAAATGTTTCTTTATTAGTTCTTAATCCCATATCACTAAATTTTCTTAATAATTCAAATCCAATTTCATCTACACTACCTTCAACAAATTCTCTAGTTTGTTGTTCTTTTAATCGTTTTGTAAATGGAGATTCCTGTGGATGAGTTATCTTCTTTTTAATTCTGTTTTCAGGAAATATAATTATCTTTCCTTTTTTATCTTTATCATTAGTCACGTGTAATCTCACCTTTAAAATTTACTAAACCTTTATTGTTAAAATATTCTATTAGTTGATTATATCCGCCGACTAGTTCACCTTCTATTTTAATTTGAGGCATTGCTCTTACTTTTTTACCAATGTCTTCAATTAACTTTGTAGGATCATTATTAAAATCTGTTTCTAAACTTTTTTCCGTATAAGTTAGACCAAGGCCTTTTAGCAAGGCCTTTGCCTTTACACAGTATACACAATTTTGTTTCGTATATACTGTGATATCTTTAATTACTAACTTGTCCATCTGAAACCTCTTCTTTTTTCATAAGTTTCTCAAATGACTTATTAGCGTGATACTTTAAGTTATAAGCGTCTGTAGCTTCAGCAATTGTATAGTTGAACATTTTATTATATTCACCTAATGGCAATCTTAAGCCTATCCAAGCTCTATAATAACCATTTTTTGTAAGGGTTACATCTTGCTCAAATATTTCATATCCTCTAACTGGTGTATCTTTAATAATATTGACCAATACAGATTCTACTTCACTAACAACGTTCTTACTGTTATGTTTACCAATTTCAGTAATAAATTGTTTCGACTCTTTATTCATCTCCCCTTTGATAATGTCTGCTAATTCAGCTTTCGCTATCATTTTAGCTTTCTCAATTGCGAGATTCAAGTCTGGTGAAACGCTAGTACCAACTCCAAATATACATTGCTTTTCTTTACCTTTACCAAATCTTGCTATATCACAAGCTTTAGTTTCAGAAAAATCAGCCATATACCATTTTGGAACAGTATTAACTACTTTACCTTTTTCACTTTTGATTTTATAATTTCCTGCACAATTAGTCAATAACAGACCAAAGACAGCAACTGATAAAATCTTAATGTATTTGTTCATTAGTTTTTCACACTCCTTTGTACATTATATAACAGTTCTTGTAATAAGTCAACGCTGGATTGAGCATAGCCCAAAAACTGTTCAGCAGTAACTCCATATACAATAACCAATAGGAGAGTAAGTATGATTATATTTTTAATCATTATTTTACCTTCCATTCTCCGTACTCATTTAAACACACTTTTCCGTACGATTTAAAAGCGTGACTTTTACGACTATAATATCTGCAATACTCTGGAGTATAGACATCACGGTAGTAAAACTGGGCAAAAAGTTCCCAATAAGAAGGTGTATCTACACCACTTCTTCCATCGGAACAATATAATTTCTCTTCTTTAGAAATGTTTCCATTTGCTTCTTGTTTAATAATAACTTTAACATAACAAAATTGTTCAGTATCATTTTTAGTTACTGGTTTTACATTATCATATAATATTTTTTCAGAACCATCTACAACTTTAGTACTACGTTGAATAGTTCCATCTGGATTATGCCACTCTATCTCCATTACTTCAGCCTTTTTATCAAAAGCTTTCTTATTTAAATCACAATCTACACAACCCCAAGCCATTTCCATACATAACAATACTGTTATCATAATTAACGTTGCATACATATAAATTTTATAATTTTTGGGATCCATATTAATTCACTCCTTCAGGTTTTTCAATCCATCTTCCGTCTGGCAACTGACAAGCAGTTCCAAATACAACTTTTCTATTAACATTACCAACACCAATTAAAGGCCATTGACTTGTTATATCTACTGTATGGTCATAATCTTTACATTTAAGAGGTCCAACCATATAAGACCTTGTTATGTGTATAATTCCATTATTACCTGTTTGTTTATTATACCAATTAGTATAACTTGAACCGTATCCACTTGTATTTAAATGGTCTACGAATACAGCGTTATGTACATCTTTATCACTATTGTATAAAATTTCTGCACCTGCAAAAGCAGCCCCTACAGCACACGTAGCAATTAAGTAAGGATTATCTGATATGTATTCTAAACATACAGTTGTTCCTGTACCTGCACCTAACACGGCACCTGTATGAGACCTGTTAGCACAATTAGTTAGTGTTAAACTAACTAGTAAAATCCATATTATTCTTGCGTATTTCATCACATATTTTCTGACTATTAACACTCTTTACAATGTAATAATCTTCATTATTATCAATTACATAATTATTAAAACCTTTTTCCTGCCAAAGTGTTTGTGCTCTAGCAGAAACAGGTCTGAATAAATGTGTGCCATCATTAGCACTAGTACAAACAAAATCACCAATCATTATTCACTATCCGTTTTAAATAAATGTTTCCAAGGCCACTTTGTTTTTGCTTCTGACCAAGTTTTCTTTTGATACTCTTTTGTTTTATCAACTTCACCACTAATAAAATTAACAAGTTTAGCTGGCGTTTCAGCAAGTGCTGTACCAAACTCTTGTGGTGTTATCTTCTTATCTTCTGCTATAGCATTTGTAGTAAATAATACTGTAGCAATCATTAATAGTTTTTTCATAATTAAATCACTCCTCTCATATTAATGTGTAGTTACTTTCTTAAACGGTTCAATTCTATCTTTTGATTGATAAACCGTTTCCATTATTCCATCATAATCTGCACTAGGCATTACTGACTTCATAATTTTTAATGTTTGACCCAATATTGTCATATGTACCATAATGGGATCAGAAACTTTTTCAGTTTCTAATCTCACCCATTCGTGAAAGTCATCACAAACGGTTTGTTGTGGGTCAAAAATTTCTTTAAATTTAGGTTTTGACATATTATCTTTTGTAGTTTCTGTTCTTTCTTCTACTTCTATAATACGAATCTTCTCCTCCGTCATCTGATTCTGATTCAGAAGTTTCAAAGGCCATTTGTTCTGCATAAGTTCTACCGAACACACTTTTATAGAAATGGTCTCTAGGATTTGGTGAAGAATAAGCAGTTATTAAACTGTCCCACTTAATATCACAATCGTATAAACCTGGGTCTTTCTCATTTAGTTCTTTATGGTCTTTACAAAACTGTAACCTGTTTGTATGGATATCGTTCTCTTTTTCTTCTGGTGTTTTTTTATCTGATAGTTCAATGTCTTTTTGTTTTGCTACATCAAACTCTTTATAGATGTTCTCTTTATTGTATATTACACTACTCATAATGTATGTTCCTTTCTCAATTGTATTAATACTAACATAAAACTCTGGAAATGTCAATCCTTAAAATAACCCCTATTTTACTCACTTTTTTGCATTTCCAAGCCCCTAGCAGGGTCGCTGGCGAGCTTTTCCAACTGCTTTGATAGTCTGCTATAGCGGGATTATTCATCATTTTGTAGATTTAATGCAACATCAATATCTGATTCTGTCTTCTCATTATCAATTAATTGATTTAGCATATCAATCGCTGTTTCTTTATTATTATTCTCAACGTTCTCTTTAATAGAGATTAATACATCTGCTGTATTATCAAATCCGTTGATTGTTTGATTTTCTGTTAATAATGCCATATACTTTTTTCCTCCTATTCTTTGTGTTAAGTCTTTTTTTAATATATGTTGTTTTACTTTCTCTCTTCTTTCTGAATCACTTAAATACTCAACTGGTTTCCACTCTTTACCGTAAATAGATACATCTAAATTATATACGTCATAATAGAAATTCATATTGTTGTATATTATTTTATTACTTACCATTGAAATACATTTGCCATTAATATTAATATTAACATACCTGGAATAACTATACTCAAAGGCCAGAATTCTAAAAATTCTCTCCAAGCAGGTGGTTGTTTCATTTGTTTTTTTATATCTCTTTTAATTTCCATAACTAAATTGTGTAAAGGTTCTCCTTTTTGAAAATTAGGAAAATCTAAATCACTCAACATTTTTACTTGATTATATGCTGATTGTACAGTTTTCTTTTTTAGTTCTACGTATATTGTTTTATTTGCCATTGTTTTCTTCACTATTAATTAACAATACAATATAGTGTATTGCTTTATATAAATCTAATTTATTTTTACCTTCTTTTTTACCGTATCTACAAAGGTATTTAATTGCATTTGATAAACTGAAATCTTTATCTATCTTTAAATGTCTTAATAAATCTTGTACTTGGAATCCTTCTTTAGTAGTAGAATAGTGTTTTGAATATGTACCTTTTACATAGTCTAAAACTTCTTTTAATATTTTATCTTCGTTGTATTTCATTATTCAGTATCATCCCTTCCATTTATTCTATTTAAATCTCTTAATGATTTTTGTACTTCTGTTAATTTTACTTCTACTTTATTTGATTTACTTCCAATATAGAAAGCAATACCAAATCCAATTACAGTTAAAAGCATTCCGATAATTCCTAAAAATATTAAATGTGTACTATCCATTATTGATTCTCTTTCACGATTTTTACTTCACCGTCTTTTAAAACATATTTGTTATTTGGATTTAATGCTTCGTGTAAATCATCAAGTGGTTTACTCATACACTCTCCTGTTTCTGGATCAATTGTATCATCTTCTAAAGCATATGTGTCTAACTCAACATCACCGTTTTCTTTGGCGTTTTCTAAACCGTCATAGTCATCATAAACAACTTTTGCAATATACTTGGTTGTATCTGAATCTGTATAATTGGCGTCTGTCATATAAGTTTCAACACCGTTTTTTTCTTCTGTTAATTCTCTATTGATTTTTGAGTGGTCTATTCCGCAATCTGAAAGCAATTTATCTGCTTCATCTTTATCTTTTGCTAATACATCTTGCTCAATGCATAATGTATAGTATGTTTTTTTTCTATATAGGTTTTTACCGATATCGTCTTTATTTACATATACGTCTGTTAAATCACTCATTATATATTCTCCGCTATTACTTCGTCAACATTAAACTCATCAATTCCTGTTAAGTTAACATTATTAACTTGCATTATTTTATTTCTAGCAATATCAATACTCATTATATTACTTTTAACATCTGACAATATTTTGTCAACTGCTTTTTCGGCTTCGTCTGTAGCCCATTGTTTTACTTTACTCATTAGTGTAGTCCTTTCGCTTTTTCTATTTTTGCTTTTATTGGGTTTAATTTATATGTTAATTTAGGATTAAAATCTTTTCTGAAAGATTGTCTTGTATCGTAAGATTGTCCGTAATCATTAAACATATGTTTATCGTTATCTGCAACATCACCAAATACTTGTTCATATGTTTGATAGTATTGGTCTTGGTCAATTAGTTCAATTCTAGTTGAATTTGCAAAGTTCTTAGCATTTTCTTTATAATTCCAATCACAATGTTTAAGAATTTTAAACTTCATTTTTGTTGTATTGAATTTATCTTTATATTTGTATGGAACGTTTCTGTAGATTGTTTCGTATGCGTAGAAAAAATCACCTTCGTGTTCGGGATCCATATACTCTCTTAAATAACATACGTTGAAAGTATAGTCTACTTTATTTAATTTAACTTTTTTTGATTTGTTCATAGTGTTTTTTTTCATAGTATACGTATACTATACAGGTTTTTTACTCAAAAGTCAAGTAAATAAAACACTATTTTATGCGGTTTTTAGAGATATTTGTTCTAGTTTTGTTCTAATTCCACTCTTTTTTAACCCATTCCTGTGTAGATTCGTGAGGAAAAGGTCTACCGTGAAATACTGCAACCTTAGCTTTATCTTTCTTTTCAAACGTCCATTTACTCTTATCAAATCTAGGGTCTTGTCTGCTGAACCATTTGTAGGAATATGACCATTCGTCTGGCATAACTTTTAGGTATTGACTACCTTTTACTAATTTTGACATTGCGTTTTGGTCACCTTGCAATTTCATCAATTCTGTCTTTTGTTGTAGAAATGGTTTCCATACTAAATCTGTTGCAACTTCATTATTGAATTTCATTATACTTGAATTATACTCTTTTGTCAATATGTTAAAATCGTTTATTACACCAAATGTCATATCATCACCAAATGTCGCTAAATCATTAATGTTATCTAAAAGCACTACATCTAAATCCATATATAAACAAGGACCTTTTAAGTCTGACTCTTCTCTAAACAGTTGCATTTTATTCCACCAACCTTCATAATGTGAATCTTTAAACTTTCTAAACTCTATATCTCCTGTTAATATCTTTTGAGGTTTTACGTGGTCTGAAAAACATATAAACTTATGTGGTATAGTTAAATGTCGTTGTACCATATTGTATAGCACTTGTACATAATCTAGTGAATACTTTGTTCCATAATATACACATACAAAATTTATCATACACTATTCCAAGAAATCATTATCCTATTTCCTGACCCTTTAAAAGGATAAACTCCGTGTATTAAATGTGAAGGCCAAACAAAATAATCTCCATCTTTTGGACTCCAACTAAACACTTTATTATCTGATACCCAATTTATATTACCTTGTGGTTGTTTCACTTCAGGTATTTTTAGATAAAGACCACCAGATACACCACCAACTTCCTGATGATTATGTAGCATATGGAAATCTCCTTCTCTCATTAAAACTGCCCATACTTCTTTTATACTTCTATTTTTTGATTCATATTCATATGTTATATCATTAATTAAATCAACTACTTTTGCATTATAAGGAACCCTTTTCATTTTTCCATTTTGAATAGTTGCTTTTTGTACCTCTTCTATAAAATCTCCTGGTGTAACACCACCTTCTTCTTCTAACAATGCACAAATATAATCTGTTATAGGAACGTCTTTTCTATTACCTTGCAACATAGAAATGCCTTCTTCTCCAAATGGTTTAATTATCATACGTTTTGTTCCTGTAATATTCTATAAGCAGTTCCATCTTCAATTTCAGGTATTGTAAATTGATTTTCTGCAATCATTTTTAACCACTCATTTACAGTCTTTCTTCCTGCTCTCATAGGTTTCTTTATATACTTTATATCCTTTGATGATATAAATGAGCATACATTTCTTTGATGGCATATAACAGGTACTTGATTTAATATTGCGTCAACACCAGCTAAACTCATATTGGTTACCAAACAATGAGCATTTTTTAAATCATCTTTTATATCAGTATCCCACCACTCATTACCAGGTCTAGGTTTGTTTCTAAACTTAATAGGTAAATCTGTATGTTTCTTAATCTCTTCTGTAACTTGTTTAATCCAATCGTCTTGACTTATTCCATTAATATGGTAAGTTACTGTTTGAGAAGAAGGTGCTACTAGTATATGAGTTGTTTCTCCAGTATTCCACCCTTTAAAATCTACATCTATCCCAAGATGCTCTAGTTTCTGTAATCGTGTTCCAGGCCCTACTTTACCTCTTATCGTATGTAAATTACCTTTACATATTCTAAAATATGTCTTATCGTAATCGTGTATAATTGGTTCTGGATATCTTGTAATTGGTTGTGTTAAATAACCAACATCTACATACCACCACTCTTCATTTTTCTCTATGCACTCTCTTATACCTTTTATATTTTTACCTGCAAGTCCCCAAAAGAAATGAGTAGGTCTGCCTTCACTTGACCATCCTTTTTCTATAGCAGGAAACAATTGTTTACTTAAACATTTATCCCAAGGTATATTATGAGTTACTATCATATGCTTCAAATACTGTATTCAATGGTTGTACACATCTAACAAAACTTGCACATTTAGGAATATCTTTTAATCGTCTTGCACCAATATATGTACAACTTGAACGAACACCTCCTAATAAATCTTCTATCGTTTCTTTAACAGGTCCTCTATCTGGTAATATAACTGCTCGTCCTTCATTACCTCTATAACCGTCTTTTCTTTTTCCGTGTACTTCTCTTGCTCTATCAGAAGACATACCATAAAATTCTCTTCTACCATTTTTACTTTCTACTTCACTTTCATTGTGTCCTGCTAACATACCACCTAACATAACAAAGTGAGCACCACCACCAAATGCTTTCGCAATATCTCCTGGCATATTACAACCACCATCTGCAATAATATGACCACCAACACCATTAGCGGCGTCAGCACATTCTACTACTGCACTAAATTGAGGTACACCTACACCTGCCATAGTTCTTGTCGTACATACACTACCTGGTCCAATACCTACTTTAACTACGTCTGCACCTTGTATAATTAGTTCTTCTGTCATTTCAGCAGTTACTACATTACCTGCAATAATAGTTTTATCTGGATACTCTTCTCTAACTGCACCAACAAAATCTGAAAAATTTGTATGATATCCATTTGCAACATCTATCGTAATAAATTTAACATCTGGATAACTCTTCAATACTTTTTGCATTGTAGAATAATCTTCAGCGTCATCATCCCATAACTTACCTGTGCCTGTACATACTGATAGATATTTTAATTTAATACCTTCCCCAACTGCTTTTTTCCATTGTTCTAGTGTTGTTGTCTTCGTAATCGTGGTCATCATCTTATACTCTTGTATAACTTTTGCCATACTAAATGTTCCAACACCATCCATATTAGACGCTATTATTGGACAACACTCATATGTTTCACCAGAATTTCTAAATGTAAATGACCTAGTCATTTCTACATCACGTCTTGATGATAATGTTGACCTTTTAGGTTTTAATAATACGTCTTTGTAATCTAATTTTATTTCGTTATCTAATCTCATACTCAAAATTTTGGGTTACCTCGTTTATATTAATTTGTTTTGCACCATTTCTAATATGAAAGTGTGTCGCCATAGGTGTTAATGGGGACAACGTTATTACTCTTTCAATTTTATTCTTTTTAGCATATTCTAATACTTTATTTACTATCTCTTTACCTGCACCTCTTTTTCTTGACCATACTGTATATGCAATAGCAATTTTCTTTTCATTTTTTAAATGTGCTAACTCACTCATAATATCTAGTTCTTTTATACTTGAAGGAACATCATTAGTAAATGCTATACACATAATACCTTCAATTTCATCATCATATTTTAAACCAAATATCTTACGACCATTTGTTATTCGCCAACCTAAAGTTAATTCAGGTCTAACTGGATCTTCCGATACGTCTATATTATCTAACTCAACAAGTTCAGTACCCTTTACCCATTTAAAAAAATCTGATAATTTACTTTTTAATACTTTCATCTTTTCTTCCTCTTCATTATCCAAGCAAATATACTTGACAAGAAAACAAATAAAGCGCCAATACCTAATCTCATTGTATATTTCTCCACGCTGTTCCATTCTTTATTTCTGTCATAGTAAATTGATTTGCTAATAAACTTTCTATCCACGCTTGTCTATTACTTGGATATAATGGGTCTTCAATTAAACTTAAATCATCTAGTGATACTGGTAGCCCCATTGATAATTTATCACAAAAACTTGGTATTCCATTTATCATTGCGTCAATACATACAGTTGATTGAAATGATACAACTGCATATGCATTTTTTAAATCATTTTTAAAAGATGTTTTAGCGCCTTTACTTCTAACTCTAATCTCTCTTTTTGTATGTTTCTTTAATTCTTTTACAGTTTCATTTAACCAATTAGTTCTATCATAAAATTTTTTTGCGTGTTCAGATATATCACACACTAATACATAATCTCCACTATACTTCCAATCTTTTAATTTAATATACGGTTGATACTTTTGTATTCTTTGTCTATCTGTTGCTTTCAACTTTTTTATTTCTCTTATATGTTGAAAGTTCTTTGTTAATCTGTATATTCTTTCACCAAATATTTTTGACTTATTATGTCTATTACCAAACATATAAGCGTGGTCAAAGTAATAAAAATTATTCGCCTGTGCCATAACTTCACTTGTACCTCTTAATACACCAAAACAAGCAATATCTCCACTAAAGTTTACTGTATCAAAATTAGGTCCATCACTATGTAATGTTCCTTTTGCACTTTCAACAAAATTTTGTACAATATCATCTGTCGCTGGTCTTGTCAATAGTCCCTGGATCATTTAACCATATTCGTTTCAGTTGTTTCTCTTTTAAGAGTGTGCCACTCATCTGAATAATCACATTGTAGATAATCTACAAACCAAGGTCCACCTTCTGTAAAATGAACATTCTTAACATCATCTTTACGAGGATATTCCCCAACTAACCAATTCCACTCTAATGGTAGTTCTCCAATTAAACTATCGTTCTCTAACCATTTAAATTGATGTAATTGTAATCCTGTAGCAGTATTAACGTAATCTGGTGTTAATGCTGTACACTTATCACAATTCATTAACATAAAACTTGACCAATTTTTCTTTTCATATTTTGTTTGTGTTTGACCTAAAAACTTCTTTGAGTTTCTTGGTATATAATCGTGTTTACATACTTGGACAGCATATTTCTCATCACGTAATCTCCATAATTCAGCAACATCTGTCATCATTAACTGGTCACAATCCATAAACAATGCCCAACCCTTATAATTCATAAGGTGTGGTACTATAAATCTACTAAAACTAAATTCAGTTGATTCTATATTACTTCTTTCTCTAATAAAGTTATCTTTTATATTAGGAAGATATATTGGTGTAATAGATACAGGTCTTGTACTATACTTTAATATACTATATGCAAGTACATTAAATGCTACCTTTTCTTTACTATCATATCCAACAAAAATGTTAATCATTATAATTTTCTTACTATGTGTTTTCTCAACTCTTTTAAAAAAAACTCTAACTTATCTATCATACCAATCAAAGTAGGGTCTGTAATATACTTATTTTGTTCTTTTAATTTATCATATTCTTTAATACTTATTTGAACCATAGGACTGTAATCTCTAGCGCCTTCGTTCTCATAAGTTCTATCGTGTTCGCTAGATGTTTCTGTTGGTAAACCCATTTCACCATCTAACGCTTTTTGTAACTCATCTTTATCCGTCATCTATGTTTTCTCCATTCTGGACTATTTGAGGAAAATTTTCTTTTTCCTTTTCTATGGTCTATATATGGATTAAGCCACTTATCTCTTGCCATTATATGACCGTTTTCACCGTCCCCTAGTGGTCTTTCACTATAATTGGGATCGTCTTTAAACATTTGCCTAGTTGCGTCCAATGTATGGCAATCTGTCCAAAAATTCTTTCCTAATTTGTTTATTGAATATACTTTATCTGTTACATACCAATTTTTATATTCTTCAAAAAACCTATTGCATATGCTATAATTACCATTTGGACTAGTATTAAATGCAAGTAAACCTGTTTCTGTATATTGTTTTGGTCTATCATAAAATGATAAAAAATTCAAATTTGGTATACATTGCTGATACCATTCGCCAGGTATTGTATCCATAAACTTACAATCACTATCTACATAAATTATTTTCTCACCCCTAGCTCTGGCTGCTGATTGAGCAAATACTTTATAACTAAATCTTATTGCTTCTTCATAAAAAGTATTTGCTTTTCTATGTTTATTTCTTTCAATAAAATCTTTTAAATCTGGTTCGTAATCAAATATATTATAATAGTGTACTCTATCTACTTTAGGGTAAAAATTAGGGTTATCTTCAACAAAAACATACATCATTGCTAACTGCTTTGTTGCCACAAACGTATCAATTAATTGATGAGCATAGTCATCATAAAGTTTTCTATTAAATGTTGTAGTAAAAACATATTCAGCCATTATATACACCTCTCTGGACTATCCCATAAATTCATTTCTTTATCTGCACCTATTCTATCACAATCAGCGTCTACCATTTCTTTCATTAAACTCTCCACGTTATGTTTATGTTCCCAACCTAATACTCTTTTTGCCTTACTAGCATCCCCTTGTAATACATCAACCTCGGCAGGTCTTAAATGTTTCTTATCAGTTGTTATAATTAATCTATTATCTTTTGTAAAACACTCATCATCTTTCCAATAGTGTTCTATCTCTTTATAATCTAATGCCATATCTGCAAATTGTTTTACTGTATGAATTTTACCAGTTGCTAATACATAGTCATCTGGTTTATCGTGTTGTAGCATTTGCCACATACCTCTAACAAAATCTTCGGCGTGTCCCCAATCTCTTTTTGCTGTTAAGTTTCCTAAAACAATAGGTGTACTATCTTTCAACCATTTTGCTAAACCTTTTGATATCTTTCTAGTTACAAAATCCTCACCTCTATGAGCACTTTCGTGATTAAATAAAAGACCACAACAAGCAAACATATTATATGCTTCTCTATAGTTAATTGTTATGTGATGAGCATATAGTTTTGCAACACCATATGGCGACCTTGGCCAAAACTTTGTTGTTTCTGATTGTGGAGTTTCAAATACTTTTCCATACATTTCACTTGTACTTGCTTGATAAAATTTTATTTTAGGATTTACTTGTCTAATACTTTCTAGTATTCTTAAAGGACCCATTGCGTCTATTAGAGTAGCAAGTTCTGGTTGTTTAAATGATAACCATACAAATGATTGTGCCGCTAAATTATATACTTCGTCTGGTTTAGTTTCTTCTATTGCTCTTCTTATGTTTGCTTGGTCTATTACATCAAGTTCAACAAACTCTATTTGGTCTGTAATACCCATTTCATCTAATCGCCAATGTTTTGGTGATGTACTTCGTCTTTGTCCACCAAATACTTTATATCCTTTTTCTAATAATAACTTAGCAAGATAGGCGCCGTCTTGTCCAGTTATACCTGTTATTAATGCTCTTTTCATTTTACTTCCTTTATTATACTGTATACCATATCAATGTTTAATGTTAAATCTCCTATATCATTTCCTATAAACAAACCATTCTTATGAATATAATCTGCATTAGGACAACTATTACTATAATATTCAAGATAATCTATTACAGGATTTTTCATAAAGTTTCCTGCAACAATAGGTCTACACTCTACTCCATTTTCTGTAAGTTTCTTAACAACTTCATCACGTTTACCTTCTAAATTGTTTTGTAATACTAGTGAGAATCCAAACCAACTAGATGTTCCTATTTCTTTCTGTAATAAAATATCTTTATTATTTTTAAATCTTTCTTGAAAATATTTAGCATTTTTAATTCTTTGTGTTCTCATTGCAAATTCTTTTTTAAGTTGCACACTACCTATCGCACCACTCATTTCTAATGGTCTAACACTATATCCTGGAGTTACAAACGTAAAACTATCTTTAAATTTATCTCCAGTCTTCTTATAAATCTTATTATCGTCTGGTAAATCTCGGCACCAACCGTGTGCTCTTAATGACCTTAAATAATCTGCGTCATCTTTATCTCTACAAGCAATCATACCACCTTCCATTGTTTGTAAGTGATGTGAAAAGAAGAAAGAAAAACTACCTAAATCAGCAAACGTTCCACAATATTCAAAGTTATATGTCTGAGCACCTAAACTCTCACAATTATCCTCTATTAACATAAGTCCATTATCTCTAGCAATATGCATTAATGAATAATGGTCACAGGAGTTACCTAAAAGATTAACTGCAAATATAGCACACGTATCCTCATTAATTGCTTCTCTAACTTTATTAGGGTCTATATTTAAAGTTTCTCTATCTACATCTACAAAATTTAATTTGAAACCGTATTGTTGTAATGGAAAATATGTTGTTGACCAAGATACAGCAGGCACAATTATATTACCACCTTTTTTATATTTTAATTTTAATAATGCTACCATTAATAGATTGGCGGTTGAACCACTATTAACCATAACTGCGTCTTTACATCTAAAATATTTAGCAAACTCTTGCTCAAACTTCTTGACGTGTGGGCCCATTGTATATCGGCCACTTTTTATAACTTCTTGTATTGCGTCTAGTTCTTTTTGATCCCAAGTATCACAGGCTAATGGATATTTCATAATCACTCCTTATCTCTATTTATGTAGTCTGTCATATACTCTTTTCCACTTCAATCCTATTGCTTTTGGTGTATAATGTTCATTTATATACGTTTGAGCATTTCTAATTTTTGATAATACTTCTTCAGGATTTTCAAGCATTAATTTATACGTTGTATAAAAATCACCTATATATAAGTATTTTTTTAAATCTTCATAACTCTTTATACCTGGATTGGTTAATACTATTCTACCTTGTTGCAATGCGTCAATAGGTCTATTATTTCCTTTACTTCTTGATTCTCTATCAGAAGTAACTGGTAATAAAACAAAATCGGATTCATTAACTAACTGCTCTTGTTTATCAAAGTTCCAATTTATTAAACTGGTATATTCTTTAACACCTTCTTTCTGTAATGCTATTCTATCTTCTGGTGTTAACCAAAATTGTCCATATCTATTTAAATATTTGTAAGCTTTAGGTGGATCTTCTGATTTATTTGTCATAATATCAACTCTAGTTTTTCTTACAGAATTTAAAGTTGATTTAACTCTTAACCAATCTATTTTTCTATAATTACCTTCTGCACCATAATAAAATGCTTTCATAGTTTCTTTTACTTCAAACTTTGGTACACCTCTTTTTCTTTCAGTAGGGTCAGGTATAATAACAGAACCTTTACCAACTTCATCTAATATAATTGTTCTTAAATGCTGGCAAGTTGTAGTAACTGCTGTTGCTTTTGGTATTGTATGATACCAATGCTTAAACATTGTAAACTTATCATCTGCAACATCAACAATATATTTAATATCGTGTTTTATACAATATTCAGCATCCTCTCTTGTATGTCTTTTACCTAATACTGCAACATCATTTTGTTGTAAAGTTTTAATATCATCTGTAACTCTACTATCAAATATATTCTCCGATACTATATTTGCTCTTGTTCTATAAGAATAAGGCACTTTATGTTCTTCACTTCTTTTAGGTGTTACAAAGACTAACATATTTTTAATATACTCTCTATCATTGCTTTAAAACTAGTTTCTCTTTCTTTAGAAGTCATATCTTCTGGTTTTTCAAAATGGTCTGCAACTGTACATACTGATAATGCTTTCTTGTTAAATTTATTTGCTAAATTATATAATATATGTGTTTCCATTTCAACTGCTATTGCAATATTTTCATCTTTCCACCAATCTTTATTTGGATTATAAAACCAATCACTAGACTTGATATATCCTTGCATAGTATTTTCAGGTGCAACTTTCATATAAGCATTTAACAAATCACTTGATCCTTCAACAACAGATACATTTATCATTGCGTTGTCTGTAATTGCTCTTGTAGCTACAACTATATCGCCTACATTTAAATTTTTATGAATACCACCACAACTACCCACTCTTATAATAGTTTTTACATTATACGTATTATAAAGTTCGTGTATGTAAATTGCGTTTGAAGGCATACCCATACCACCTCCTTGTACTGATATAGATTTACCTTTATATGTTCCTGTAAAGCCTAACATATTTCTCACACTATTAACTTGTCTTACATTATCTAAATATGTTTCTGCAATCCATTTTGCTCTTAACGGATCACCAGGTAATAATACTGTATCAGCATAATCACCAATTTTAGCTTCTAAATGTGGTGTCATATAATTCTTTCCAATTCTTCACTCGTTGTCCTTTATATTCTCTATTATAAGGATGATCCATCATAAATGTATTTAAACCAACTTCATCACCTTGCATTGCATAATCAACTCTATCCTCAATCCAAACATAATTTGTTCCTTTATATCTTTCTTCTAAAATTTCTTTTTTAGGTTGTTTAAAATCTCCTGCACAATATATTTCATCAAATACATCACCAAATAAATGTCTTAAATTTGCTTTTCTTAACTTATGAGCATACTTGTCAGGTCCAATCATAGTAATAACATCAAATCTATAACCTTCTCTTGCCAATCTAGTTACATACTCAACACTATCTTTATATGCTGGTACAAATCCTAACACTCCTGTTTGATTAAATAAATTAACTTGTTCTAATGCTTCTTTTTCGGGTATGTTATATCGTTTTGATTGACTAAAGTAATGATCCGTTTCAGGCATTCTAGTATATCCTTGTTCACTCATCCAAATGTCAAAAGCAAAACACCAGTCTAAAAGGACACCATCACAGTCAGTTATTATCTTTTTCATAATTTATTAATAATCTCCTTATTTCACTCCAAGTTCCTAAATCAACATAGTCTTTTACTTTAATTGCTTTACTACCATAGATAGGTGTTGATTTTATATCTTTACCATTTACTTTCATTTTTAACGTAGATTTTTCCATAAAACTCATACAAGTATCAAATACTCGTCTTCTAAATCCAAATGCACACCAAAACGCATTATATATACCTAATTTATTATTTTCAGGTTTATCGCAATAATCTAAAACTAAATTTTCAGCATTTATATTTAATGCACCTTTAGTTTTTAATACTGAATCATCTAATTCTTCTTTATATAAAAATGTAAATCCTGTTTCTTGTAATGCTGACATAATTAAAGTATATAAATCTTGATTTGGTTGTAATGTCATTAATGTATCAGGCAATAAAACTATATTATGTTCTCCAAATAAAGGTCTAGCACTTTTAATTGCACCTGTATATTCTTGATGAAAAGGATTTTGATATATAAATGATATGTTAAATTTACTTTTATATTTTGCTAAATAAGTTAATAGTTCTGGTTTGTCTTCATTAATAATAACTATAAATTCAACATCATTTCTTCCATAATCTCTAAAAAAATTAAAACAATTATCAATCAAAGCATTATCATTATCTAATCGTAATATTTCTTTTGGATATGGTAGATTTAATCTAGTTCCTTTTCCAGCCGCTGGTAATATAACAGTTAATTTGCTCATTTCACACTATAAAAAGTATATTTTAAAGTTAACTCTTCACCTTTTTTTATATCTCTTATTGTATAGAGATAATATCTATTATCTTTTTTTATTTTTATTGTATTTGGTTCATCACTATGATTAATGAAACCTCCTAATGGAGTTCTTATTAATTCAGGACCTACAATCAACCAACCTAATCCTATCTTTGTATTGTCATCAATATCTTCTTTTGCAAATAATCCTTCTCCGTGAATTTTGCTCATTTTAATTTGCACTTCTCTTGGTAATGGTTGATACATTATTTTTTATACCTCGGATCATCTGCGTCCCCATAATGTAAATAAGACATCATAACATATTTTGGACCACTTAATGGTTTTAATCCTGCGTGTGGGTGAGTCCAAAAAGGTGGAAACACTAACAATCTTCCTGCTCTTGGTTTTACCCATATATTAGGTTTTGGAAACATTGTATGACCACCATCTTCAACATCATTAAGATATAATATAAAAACTAAAAATCTTTTTGCTGAATCACCCATAGAACGAACAACATCTACGTGGACTTTAAATTGGTCTTCGTCATTAGGCATATATTTTTTTATTCTTATATTTTCCATATCTATTACTGGTGGAAAATGAATATCCTTTATAGCCAAATTTTTCATAAATCTTGTTTTATATTCTTCCATCATTGCAACAAATTTCTTTTTAGGTTCTCTCCAAAAATCTGAATCACCATATTTGTCTATATCTATTTCAGTAAAGTTTTTACGACCAGTCTTAAATTCATCTACCTGTGTTTTATCATATTTGACTACCTGTTCAAATTTCTTAATAATCATTTCACAATCTTCAGGTGGCATTGCCCAATTATATATCATAAAATTATTTTGAGCAAAATTGTCTAATTCATCTGGTGAAAAATTAGCTAAATCTGGTAAAGTCATATTTTATTAACCTCCTCTTGATATGCACGAGCATTTGTAGTTGGAAAACTAGCAGGTGCTAAAAATGTTTGTCTAACTATTGCCGCTTGTTCATCTTTATTATTAACAAAGTATCCTTCTATATGGGTAAACCCATTTCTCTTTGCCCAATACACTCTTTTATTACCTGTATGTACTGATAAACCAGGTATACAATTTCCTTCTTCGTCTTTCTTCCATCTTCTTTTCAACCAATAATGTTCTAAATCTGTATAGATAATAGGAAACTTCATACCTGCACTTTCAATACTAGTTTTAAAAGCAGGATATCTTTTTATCATCCATTCATAATCAGCAGTTAACATTATATCTTTAACAGGCACTATTGTAACTTTAGGTTTTATTCCTTTTAATGGTGCGTGTTGACAGATTACATATTGTCTTGCTTTTAATAATTTCATATATTTAATTCAAAAACATCAAACTCAATGCCTTCTAACTCTTTTGGTTTACCTTTAGGGTAGTCAGGCCAAATCTGGAATTCTTCTCCTGTTGTATCACTTTTGCAACCTGCAACTAACCAATCCCATTTAAACTCTCCATCTACAACAAACTCGTTCATCACTTCGTATCTTCCATCTGGTTTTTGTAAAAGTAATTCTTTTTTACACTCTTCCATACTTTTATACCAACCTTCCATTTGAAAAGTTTGTTGTGTTTCTATTGGACTATGCCCAATTAGATATGCAAGTATTAATATTTTAAAGTCGCCCATAATGTGCCTTTGCTATATACCAACTATCAACTATATCTGATACTGGATTGCCTGCTTTTGTTGTGTCTAATAATTTCTTTAAATCTGTTTTTGTATCTTTAGAAAATTGTTCATACATCATTTCTTTATCTGCATTACCCTTACCTGTAGCAAGTTTCTTAACAACACTTGGTACAATAACACTATATTTGTATTTTTGTTCTGCTAATCTATATTTAAGTATGCCACAATTTTCTGCTATTTGAAATAATGCTTGACCTTTAGAACCATAAGAATAGTTTTCTATTGCTATTGCTAATGTATCTATATTGTCTTTAGAGTGATTTAATTTTAATACTTTTAAAACCCAATCAGAAATTTGAGTAAATCTTTGGATAGGGTCTGTATAAGGTTGATGTTCATAACCAATTATATTACCAAATTTGCCCATATGTTTTTTCTTATTAGTAAGAAAATAGAAATGACTATTTTCAAACTTAAAGTCATCTGTAACACATATGGCAGGACTTGTTAAACTATAATCAATCCCAACTAGTTTCTTCATTTTCATCTCCAATATCATCTTCTTCTTCATCTATTTCATAACTACAAAATGGACAAGACATAGGTTTCATATCTGTTTCTTCTTCATCATACTTTATAGTATAAGTCACCTTGCAATTGCCACAACTTAACCTAATACTCTTTACTATTTCATCTTCCATAATAATATACTTTTTTATAATTTAAATTTCTTAAACTGATCCTTTTGTACATCTTGTTTAATGCCACCTATGACATAACTTTCAATTTCTGTTTCCTGTGGTGCATTTTGTAATGACCTACTATTTAACCAATGGTCAACCCAAGGTAATGGATTTACTTTTTGGTCATATTGTGGTTCTAATCCTATTGCTCTCATACGTCTATTTGCCATATACTCTACAAATTGATGTAATAGTTTTTCTGATAATCCTATCATAGAACCTTTAGAGAACAAATAAGTCGCCCAACGTTTCTCTTGTCCTACTGCATTTTCATACATTGTATAAACTTCTTTTTCTGTATCTTTCATCACTTTATTCATAATTCTATCATTTTCATTATCACGATAGTTATTAAGTATTCTTTGTGAGATTGATAAATGTAAAGTTTCATCACGTGCTATTAATGATAATATTTTAGCAGAACCTTCTAACATTTTTAATTCTCCAAATGCAAACGAACACGCAAAAGAAACATAAAATCTTAATCCTTCTAATATATTAACAGTCATCAATGTTAAATATAATTTCTTTTTCAACTCATACATATCAACACTATCTGGTTTTAATTGCCATTTATAACCTAAATTTATCATATCATCATATCTTTGTGTTATACTAATTGCTCTTTTCTCAATCTTTTCATCTGAAATTATAGTATCAAAAACTTCACTAGGATTTGAATATAAATTTTTAATGATATATGTATATGAGTGAGAGTGTATGTTTTCAAAAAAGTCCCACGCAAGAACACAACTCTCTAATTCAGGTATTGAAACAAAAGGTAAAAATGCTAAAGCCGGTCCTCGTCCTTGCACACTATCCATCATTGTTTGATATTTTAAATTAGATGTAAAGATAAACTTTTGTTGTTCATTTAACTCTTTATAGTCTGATATATCTTTCTGTAAAGATACTTCTTCTGGTCTCCAGAAGTAACCTAATTGTTGTTGAAAGAGTTTATTAAAGATAGGATATTTCATTTCATCATATCTTTGTACTTGTAAATCTTGACCAAAAAACATAGGTTGTTTAGTATAGTCTAATTTTTTTTCTGTATTAAATACGCTTTTAGTCATTTATTGGTTCTAACTCGTTTTGTAATCTTTCTGATTCTGTTAATTTATAATGGTGTTCATCACTATCACCTGCTGTCCATTTATCAATATTATCTACACTATATTCTCTAGTAGATACTTTATAATCAGGTCTTTTTGGTTTACTTGGTGTTAAAGACTTGTCATAAAATAAAACTCTATTGTTTGGTTGAGCGGCAAAATGACCATTATCTAATTTTATTATGTTAAATGATTTATGTTGAGAAGGAGTTTCACTATATCCTACGTTCAACTCTTTATTCGTTGCACTACAACTATCTATACTAAACATATAATTTCCTTCAAACATTTTTTTAGATGGCGACAAATATGTACATCTATTTCCACTTACTAATTGTTTCTCAATAACTGATATATCATAATCAAAACAATCCCATAACTGTAATTCACTCAATTTTATATCCTCTTTCGTTTCTTTCCATACAAAAGCATTTATAGGCAACTTATCATATAATGCTCCGCTTTCATACAGATATGTTTCAAAATATAATGCTCTACCTTGAATACTTTTAACTGTACACCAGATACCTGGTTCAAACTCTCCGTGACCTTTCTTCAAATCGTAAAGGTATTGTTTTTTAACTAGTACCTCTATATGAGGAACATTTGCACATAAAAACGCCATTTGGCTCCTTTAAATTACACAGGTTTCACATTCTTCTTCGTCTTTTATCTCCGTTATAGTTTTAGATTCTGGTACATCATCTTTCCAACCGATAGGATGTACAGGTTCCTCAACATCTTTCTTACTATCATATGTGTTTTGATAATAAGAAGTCTTCCAACCTAATTTATAAGTTGTTAATAAATCTTCTGCCATTATTGATAAAGGTATTTCTCCTTCATCATAATTTTCAGGATTATATGACCAATTACCACTAATTGATTGGTCAAAATATTTTTGCATTACTGCTACTATGTTTATATATCCTTCATTACTTTTCATATCCCATAATAACGTATAATTATTTTTTAATCTTTTGTAATCAGGTACAACTTGTTTTAAAGTACCTTTCTTACTCTTCTTAACTGAAATATAATCTCTAGGTGGTTCAATGCCGTTTGTGGCATTACAAACCACACTAGAGCTTTCAGAAGGCATTTGAGCCGTGAGTGTGCTATGTCTTAACCCAAATTCCTTAATATCTTTCCTCAAGTCTTCCCATTTATATGAAAGTTTCCGAGATACAATCTCATCAACTTCTTTTTTGTAGGTGTCTATTGGTAAGATACCATCTGAATACTTTGTTTTGTCAAATGCTTCGCACTTGCCTTTTTCTTTTGCTAATTCATTACTAGATTTTAATAGATAATACTGGAATGCTTCTGATAACTTATCTACTTCTTTCCAAGCAGTTTTAGTTTCATAACCAAGTCCTAATGTTGCTAAGTAGTGAGCAAGACCTATATATCCAATTCCTAAACTTCTTCGTCTTTTTGTAGAAATTTCTGCCGCTTTAACTGGATATCTTTGATGGTCTATAACTTCGTCTAATGACCTTACTGCTAAATCGCATAAGGTTTCTAATTCATCTAAATCTTTTAAAAGTCCTACATTAACTGCTGATAAAATACATAATGCAATTTCTCCTTCACCATCTATATGACTTATTGGGTCTGTAGGTAAAGTAATCTCTTGACATAAGTTAGACATATAAACTCTATCTTTAAAACTAGAGTGTGTATTACAATGGTCTATATTCATAATGTAAATACGACCTGTTTCTGCTCTTTCTTTTAAAATTGCCATAAACAATTGTTGTGCTGATATTTTAGTTTTCCATACACTAGTTTTTCTTTCTGCCGTTGTATATAGTTCGTCAAATTCTTTTGTTCCCCACGCTTCATACAATTCTGGTACTTCGTGTGGTGAAAATAAAGTTATCTCTTCATCATTAATAAATCTTTCATAAAATAATTTTGATAACTGTATAGAGTAATCTAATTTTCTTACTCTATTATCTTCACTACCTTTATTATTTTTTAAAACAATTATATCTTCTATTTCTTTGTGCCAAATAGGGAAGTGAACAGTTGCCGACCCTCCTCGTACTCCGTTTTGAGTACAACACTTAACAGTTGCTTCAAATTTTTTAAGAAAAGGAATAACGCCAGTATGTTGTACTTCGCCACCTCTAATACGTGAGTTGATCCCTCTAATTCTTCCTGCATTGATACCAATTCCTGCTCTTTGGGCAACATACTTACCAATGGCCATATCACTAGAAAAGATACTAGACAAAGTATCATCAACATCCACCAAGACACAACTCGCATACTGCCTAATAGGAGTTCGTACACCAGCCATAACAGGTGTTGGAATATTGATTTTAAAACGTGAAATAGCGTCATAATATTTTTTAACATAACTCATCCTTTTGTTCTTTGGGTATTTTGCAAATAATGTAGCAGATATCATCATATACATAAATTGTGGTGTTTCAAAAATTTGTCCTGTACTTCTATCTTGCACTAGATATTTGTCAATGACTTGTCTTAAACCTGCATATGTAAAAGTATAATCTCTTTCGTGATTTAACCAATTTTCCATTCTATCAAAATCTTTTTTATCATACCAATTTAAAACTTCTTTATCATAAACACCTAACTCAATGCATTTTTTTGCGTGGTCGTAAATATGTGGATGATCCCACATTTTATGAAATAGTTGTTTTCTTAAACTATAGAGTAATAGTCTAGCGGCAACATATTGATAATTTGGATTTTCTAAAGTGATTAAATCGTTTGCTGATTTAATTAAGATTTGTTGAATTTCGTTTGTTGATATGCCATCATAAAATTGTAGACCACTATTCATTTCTACAGAAGAAGCAGAAACTTGCGTTATGTCTTCACACGCATATTCTACCATTTGATGTATCTTTTCAATGTTTAGAGATTCCTTACCTCTACCATTTCGCTTCACTACACTTATATTCTCATTCACCATTTTTATTTACACACTCCTAACATTTCTTATAATAGTTTAATTTCGTTAATGCCTCTAATTTGCTAAATGTATTCTTACTTATAATATCTATTAACTCTTCTCTTTTCATACCACTCATAATCATTTCATTTACATCTTTAAGTTGCACATCATTTGGCCAAACAACTACGTTGTAATCCTTTTCAACTACTGCGTACATCCTTTTTATGATTTCTTTATTACGAGGTTCGTTGTCAAATATATATGTAACTTGGTCACTTGACACTCTCAATGTTAAGTCAGCACCACCTGCCGCTAAACAATTATCTAAAAACAAACTATCAAGTGGTCCTTCAACTATGTAAATATGTTTTTGATAATTTACACGTTCAAGTCCATATACTTTTTGTTTTGTTTCATCAAGTTTAATAGTAACATATTTTGGTTGTTCTTTTCCAAAAGCTCTGCCTTGAAATGCAAACAACTTACCAGTTACATCAAAGAAAGGTATAATTAATCTAGGGTGTTCATATCTTTCTTTAAAAGTTCCTGGTTTCACTTTATTGGCAAAATTGTGAAATTTGTCAACAAAATAAATTATCTCATAATATTGTGGAGGTATCAATCTTTTCTTTACGTACTCCTTTACAGGATGTCCGTCTTTTAACGTACTTACTTTAGTACAGGAATCTAATAAATTTGTTTCTTCAAATTTTGTAGGTTTAAAGTCAAATTTAGGTTGGGGCGTGGATGGTGCCGATCCCTTGTATCTCTCTAATAAGTATTCTCCGTATTTTTTAGGATCCAAGAATTTAATGAAATTTGCTAAATTCTGACCCATACCACAATTGTGGCATTTAAAGAACATATCGTTTTTTACTCTATAAAGATATGCTCTTGCTTTAGTCTTACTTTTCTGTGAGTCTCCACAATGTGGACACCTAAAATTGAAAAGATAATCTGTTTTCTTTTTAAACTTATCCAATCCTGAAGAGATTGAATTAATATACTTTAAATCTATATAACTTGACATAACACTATCTCATAATATACATCATTTAACAAAAATAGTCAAGTCTGTACGAAAAAGGTCCATAACAAAAAAATAGCCTGCGTATTTTCCAGGGCTAAAAGCTAACAATTTTTCTCTAGTTCATTAGCTTCATTATTGCTTCAAAATTATTAGATACTATCCATCCTATTACTATAGCACCACCTAGTATAATCCATCTGTATTTTTCTAACATACCAACTCTTTGACCTATATCTACTCTTATTGCTTTAATCTCTAATAATAGTCTTTTTTCTACGTTGTATAATTCACTAGATAAATCTGATTTTACTTTGTCTATTTCACCTGCTCTATCTTTAAGTTTCTCAAATATTATTTCATCAACTTGTTCTTGTCTAGCAATTTTTTCGGAGTGTACAGCCAACATAGACTTAATAGACGTTGAAACATCTGTTAATTTATCTATTGCTGTGTCTAAACGTGAATTGATATTATTGACCTGCTCTATATCTTTTTTTAGTTTTGCTATATCTACTTGTAAATCAGGCATTAGAATTCTCTATCTATCCATCTGTAAATAGACCAGTCCATATAAATTAGTAATCCAAAAATTATGAATAAATTGATAGTTCCGTAGTCCATATTTAATCCGTTTGTATTATTGTAATATTATTTTGTGTAGTGGAATTCCCTACGTCAATGTGTTGAGCTTCTGAATCTTGTAAAATCTGTATATCTGCTTCTTTACTCGTTTCAGTCTTTATATAAGCTCTATGGTTGTCGTTATATCTATTTATGATTGTGTAATCACCAGAAGTTGACGCTTGAGCATTAAAATCATTGTCTAACGTTGATACTCTTCCTGTTGAAGTTGCACTTGAAGTCGCACCTGTTACACCATCTGTTGTAGTTAAGGTTTGAGTTACATCTCCAGTAGAATAGTTTAATGTTTCACCACTAGCAGTTACTTGCGTTTCTGAACCACTATTGTCTACCCATTCAGTACCACAACTAGACTTGGCATTGTCCCAATAGTATCCATAATTTAAACAGTCTTCTTTATCATAACTTGCTAATAACAATTCTAATTCTGCGTCTATATCATAATCATCTTCATAATTATATTCATCTTCCCAATTACTTTGGTCATCTTCATTGTTATAATCATAACCTGTGTACCACCAATCATATACTGCGTCCCAATATGTACTCCAATCTGACCAACTCCAGTCAGTTACATACATATTTTTTAAGTCTTTCATCTTCCAAGGTCTAGGTTGATTTTCACACATTTTATAATTAGGATAACTACCACACCAACCATATAATTTACCCCATATCTTTTTAGATTCTTTAGTCCAACTATCGTTAGTTACTTTTAAAGTCCAGTCATTTTTATACCAATCATTTAAGTAATCAACATAGTCTTGGTTGCACCAATAGTCTTCGTATCCATTGTACTCACAATAGTTTTGTACAGTTAATGTTGGAGGACCACCTGCCGCTTTGTATTCTGCATTGTTATAGTAGTCATCATCTAAAGCAAAATCTTCCCAAGTATATCCTTCAACTGTACTAGCTTCTGTTTCTTCTTTAGTTTCTTCAACTACGTTAACCTCTTCTTCTTCAACTGCCCAAGAAGTTAATCCATATGCTTCTAATAATTCATTATACTCGTCATAGTAAGCATCCCAATCAACTGCGTCCCAATCTACCTCATCCCAATTAATAGTATCCCAAGTACAATCTGAACAATCAATGGCGTCAAAGTATGCTTGATCCATTTCTGCATACATTTTCTTTGCGTCATCCCAATCCATAGTTTGTTCACCTTCAGCATCCCAAACTGAAATCTGATTATCTTCATCTATATAACCCCAATCTTTTAAATCTTCTTCCCAGGAATCATAATAAGATGTATCAACTTCTTCTATAACTTCAACTAAATTACTTTCTTCTACTGATTCCATTTCAATTATTGCGTCTGTTTCACCAACAGATAAGTCTGTAGCAACAATTGTATTATTATCTTCTACTATATTTGCTTCTTCAGCAATGATTGCCTCTTCCATCTCCTGTGCTTTAGTTTCTTCTTTAGACATTTCAGATTTTTTTTCTACATCACCAAAAGTCTTTTGTGATTCATCTTTTATTTCTTCTTCAAATTTATCTAACTCAATAATATTTTGTTTATTAGTTTCTATTTTTGGAGGTGTTGGTGCTAAATCATTTGATATAACGGTTACTGAATTGAAAGCGTTAGTTATTGTTTGAGAACCTGCGTCATTAGATACAGTTACTTGTCCTACTTCACCATTACTATCAGGTAGTAAAGTAATTGTTGCCCCACCCATTGAGTCAACTGTTCCTGAAAAAGCAGTACCTTGTACTGTAATTGTGGCATTACCAGCAGTTATATTAACTTCACCACCTAAAGTAGATACTTGTCCTGATTCGTATGTAAATGTACCAACATTAACTGATACGTTCATTGCAAGTTGAATTGGTATAACAGAAGTATCAAAAGAATATTCATCAATAGTTAATTCTGTACCTGGTCCCATTGTAAATTTAGTATTATCAGCATACTTTAATATCATACCACCATCTTCACCAGTTTGTAGAAAGTCAAACATTTGCAACTCATAACCCATTGTAGTATTTTGGATTTGACCACCTCTTTCATTCCAAGTTGTACCCATTTGTCCTATAACTGTTCCTACAGTTTGAGAAAATACACTAGTACAGAAGAGTACTAGAAACGATACTAAAAATAATAATTTTTTCATCTTTTAAATTTAACTTCTTTTTTCTTTCTTTTCCATTTTTCTGGCCAGTATAAGGATATTATAGTACATATTATACCACTTGCTAAACATATACCACCGAATATTAAAATGAAAGTTAAAAATGCTTTCATTTAACACCCATTAGCTACTGTTGCTGTTACGTCTGCTGTTTGTGTGTTTCTATTAAATGAATATGTACAATTATCTGAACCGTTTTGTGTAAAGTTTAATGTATAATCGTAAATTGAATCACCTGATATGGTAATGTTTGATGTATTACTACCACCTGTTTGTGCCATATTAACAGCTGCTTCAGAAGTATAAACATAAATTCTAGCAGTATTACTACCACCTTCTTGATGTATTCTTAAAACATTACTGTTGCCATTGATAACAGTTTTTAAATAGTTATTGTTACCTTTAATTGTAGCTAAATCATAGTCGCCACTATGAGAAGCGTGTAAGTCTATAATATTTGAATTACCTATAATGTCGTGTACTTGATAGTTACCTGTGCCGTATGAGGAACTATCTAATCTGTTTGAATTTCCTATTATGTATGCGTCAAGTGTTGCACCTTCACTTCCTGAAGTGTCTGCAAACTGTCCGTGTGAAGCAACGTTAGGACCAATTGATACGTTAGAGTTTGTATTGAAACCTGCTGAGTCTGTATGAGTATAAAAATGTACTCGGTTTGAATCACCTGACATAAGAACATAGATGAAGTGACCATCACCTCTACTTTTTAACCAAAACTCATTTGAGTCTCCAACAATATCTAAATCAATATTAGTCTTATGAGTATTGTCATCATCATTACCATCAACTCTCATTGTATTTGAATTGCCAGTTACATCAAAATCATACCAATGACCAGTTGAATCTGTATCACCTTCTAATCTTAATACGTTAGCGTCACCTTTGATATATAAATCTACAGTCATATCTTCACCAAACAATTCAAGGTGTGAAGACATTGAGGTTACATTATTGTCACCTATTTGTCTGATAATAAGTGTTAAGTTCTCACCATCTATTACAAATGGTGCTGAAGTAGATATACCTACTTTATTACCAGTACCATCTTGTTTTATAAAGACTGATCCGTCGCTATCTTGGTTATTTTGTTGAATCCAGACCGAATTACCTGCGAAACTTTTAATCGTTGTCGCCAGAAGAATCACTATCGCTATCATTATCTTTTTCATCAGCATTCTCCTTTGTTTCTGTATCTTTGTCTACTTGGTTCCACTCTTCTTCTTCAGTTATTTTCTCTTGTATACCGTTCTTACGGTTTTCTTTTTCTACTTCTTTAGCTTCAATTGCTATTAAGTGTGCTAAATGTGCTTGATATTCGTCCCAAGTTTTAAATTTTGTACCGTGTTTTTTATTATAATTTTTTACTTCAAGTTTTTGTGCTTTCTTTAATTCTTTTCTAGCTTTCTTTTCTTTCTTAAAATCTTCATATGTTTTTTCTGGTTTTACTTCACCCATATCAACTTTAATATCACTTGTACCAGTTTCATCTAGGTAGTCTTTAATTTCAGGCACTTCAACTATTGGTTCAAACTCCCATAGTCCTTTTTCTGCACCTTGATTAATTAAATCTACTACACCTTTTTCTATTGCTTTTCTTACTGCAAAAGTTACTGGTTCGTTTTTAGCATATCCTGCTTCAACTTCTAATAACATTGTATCAGTATCAAAGTACTTAAATATATCTCCACCTGTCATTGTTGAAACAATAGTCTTTTCAACAGTAGTTGTTATAACTACTTCACCAGTTTGTACATTAACTAGTCTTAATATAATAGTAACTATATCTTGTCTAAATTGTTTGTTGCTTTGAATACCTAATATTCTAGCACCTAAACCACCTGATTTAATATCACTATCATATCCTACAATACCACCTGTTATATATGCACCTGCAAATAATAATGGTGGTAATGGTTCTGCACCTTCTCCATTAATTGATTGTCTTGTAGAACGTATTAATTTTCTTTCTTGTAATAAACTTGGCAAACTTGCTCGTTCTACTACTCTAAACCATTTGCCTTCTCCTGCGTCTTGTAATGCTTTAATCAACAACTGATATGAACCTTGAGTTACTGCTGTACTCATAGACGCAAAGTTTCCTCCAGGTTTCTTTTGACCTGTCATATCTAAAAAGTCATAGACAGCAATTATAACAGGATCGCCTTTCGGTGCTGATATAACTGACAAATCTTTATAAGCAACTGTTTGAGTTCTTACATCAAACTTTGGCTTACCTGCACAACCCACTAACATTAAAGAAAGTAGGAATATTCCTATGTATTTAAACATTATGAGTTATCCTCTTTAGGCATTGTAAATGTCGTTACAGTTCCGTCTGATTCTGTAACAGTTACAACTACATTACCTGTACCTGATGGTGTTGTCCACTCAACAACTTCACCACCAATAGGTGATGTAAATGTTCCAGAGTCTTGTTGTAGACCATCTGTACCAAAAACGTTGTCTGTAATTTGTTTAGCAAGTGCTGTATAAAATCTTGATTCAACATTTGCTTTGAATTTTGCTATTGCTGTATTTTTAGCGTCTGCTATTACTTTATCTGCCGCCGCTTTTTCGGCTGCTTTTATGGCGTCTTTCCTAGTCTTTTCAATGTTCTCTATCGTTAGATAGTGTGAAGACTTACCTTGACCTGAAAATGATGGACTATGAAATTTAAACCCCAATTCACTTGCGTAGGCACTAGGAACGAACAATAATACTGCTAAAATAAAACTAATTAATCTCATTTTTCTCTCTCTCGTTGATGTATATATTTATAAGATATCTGTACTAAATATAGTATATGATTAAAATATTGGCTAAATCGTGGACTGTATATCTAACTTTGATAATATTGCTAGGAATATACTTATCAAATCCAGTACTGCTACAGACAGCAAAGCTAAACACCTTTGATTTCTACCAATCATTTGGTAAGAATTATGAATCAAGGAGTTTAGTTCTAATAGACATTTCAGATAAAGCATTAAAAAAGAATGGACAATGGCCGTGGAAAAGAGATTTACTTGGTCGTGTTATAATTAACGCATATAAAAATGGTGCCGCTCTAGTAGTTCTTCAAGTAGTCTTCCCACATAAAGATAGATTAGGTGGTGATGAAGTATTTTTAAAAATGATTTCAAAATATCCAGTCATACTTACTGAAACGGATGAAGTAAAAAATCTACAAAGTATTTCACGTAAAGCACTTGCAATAGGTAATGTATCTGTACCAGTTGATATAGATGGTACTATAAGAAAATTACCACTTGATAAATCCATACCTGATGTTATCTTAAAAGTTATCAATGCAAAAACATCAGCAGAAGATACTATTTGGATAGATTTCAGACACCATATTCCTAGAATAGATTTTACTGATAAAGATTGGTCGTCTGTAAAAGGTAAAATAGTTTTCATAGGTACAACGTTCAAAGGTTCAACGTTTGTAACTACTCCGAATGGTTTAAAGAACACACACGAAATTATGGCAATCAGTACAGAAACTTTATTGTCAGGTAATTTTATTAGTAGACCTTATTGGTTACCACATAGTGAATTAGCATTTATAATATTAGGTGCTCTATTCTTTCTCATAGTTATACCTAGATGTAGTGTGATATGGTCTGCGATATGGTTTGGTGGATACTTATTTGATTTAACACTTGCAAGTTCTTATCTATGGACACAACACTTAATCATAACTGATTGGTTTAGTCCTCTTGTAATAGGTTCTATTATATGGGGTCAATTAACGTATCAAAACTATGCAAAAGAAAATAAATTAAGACTACAAATTAAGAAACAATTTGAACACTACCTATCTCCTGATATGGTTAAGAAACTACAAAAGAATCCATCTCTATTAAAACTTGGTGGTGAAAGAAAAGAAATGACGTTTTTATTTTCTGATATACGTGGCTTTACTCCTATATCGGAATCTATGAAAGGTAATCCAGAAAAACTTACCCGATATGTTAACAAATTTTTAACTGCAATGACGGGTATAATATTAAAAAATGGTGGTACTATTGATAAGTATATGGGCGATTGTATAATGGCATTTTGGAACGCACCACTTGATACACCTCAACACAAAAAACTAGCAGTATTATCTGCATACGAAATGAGAGAAACAGTTAGAAAAATGAATAAGAGTAGAGAGTTTGACCCACCTTTAAACATTGGTATAGGTATCAATACTGGCGAGTGTCTTGTAGGTAATATGGGGTCTGAACAACGTTTTGATTATTCTGTCATTGGTGACGCTGTTAATTTGGCAAGTAGATTAGAAGGTAAGAGTAAAGATTTCAATACTACAATAGTAATATCTCAAAATACTAAAAAAGATTTAGACTTTAAGTTTTATAAACTAGGTATTTGTACCGTAAAAGGTAAAAAAGAAAAGATTAATTGTTATTCTATTAAATAAGTAGAAATATAAAATAACCACTTATACCTATAACAATTCCTAATACTGCGACAATACCCGCTAAGGTATATACTGTCTTCATTTTCTGTCTGTTAACTTATTAATAAGTTCAAATGCTACTTTAACTTTTTCTTCCAACACTTTAATTCTATAGTGTGCTTGTGCTAAAGTAACTATTAATAATATAAATGCTACAAAAATCGGCCATAATCTACTTATCATTAATAATATATCTGCGTCCATTTTACTTCCTAAACTTTGCCGCCTCTTCTGAACCACCAGTAGCAGTTCCTTTTGAGTAAGAGTGAGCACCCATACCTGCAAGGTCTCCATCTTTAACAATTAGATATTGATTTCTAATTTCTGAACCATCAAAAAAGCATTCAAGTATTTCTCTTACACCATCTGCATATCTAGTCTGCGCTGATAGTGAAGTACCTGAAGTGTGTGGTGTCATACCGTGATGAGGCATTGTTCTCCATACGTGGTCGTTAGGTGCTGGTTGTGGAAACCATACATCACCTGCGTAGCCACTTAATTGTCCTGACTCTACTGCTCTTGCAATAGCATCCTTATCACAAATCTTTCCTCTTGCTGTATTAATTATGTAAGCACCTTTTTTACACTTACTAATTAAATCATCATTAAACATATGTTCAGTTTCAGGATGTAAAGGACAACTTATATTAATTACATCACAAACTTTAACCATATCTTCTACTGATTCGTGATAGATTAAACCTAATTCTTTTTCTTTTTCTTCTGGCAATCTATGTCTATCAAAGTAATGTAAGTGTACATCAAATGGTTTCATTTTTCTTAACATATCATAACCAATTCTACCAGCGGCAATTGTTCCTATATGCATACCTTCTACATCATAAGAACGTTTAACTGCGTCTGCGATATGCCAACCACCTTCGTTAACTATTTTATATTGATTGTGATAATCTCTAACTAGTGCTAGTATCATCATAACAATATGTTCCGCAACACTTCTACTATTACAATAAGTTACTTCAACTACATCAACTTTATGATCCATAGCCGCTTGTAAATCTACGTGGTCAGAACCAATTCCTGCTGTAATTGCCATCTTTAATTTTGGAGCACTCTCTATTCTTTTTCTTGTTAGATAGTAAGGCCAAAATGGTTGTGAAATGACTACATCTGCGTCAACTAATTCTTTATCTGCTGTACAACCATCAGCGTCTTTATCAGACGTAACTACTAAAGTATGTCCTGCGTCTTCTAAAAATTTTCTTAATCCTAATTCACCAGAAACACAACCTAATAATTCTCCTGCGTTGAAATCTCTTCCTTTAGGAGATGGTAATGTCATACCATCTGGATACTTTTCTAATTTTGGTAAGTCTTTGACTGGATATGATTTTGGCATTCCGTCTTTTGGGTCATCATATAATATACATAATATTTTCATTGTTTACTTTCCTTTTTTACTGTCTTCAACTGCTGTTATAATTTTCTGCTCTTGTTTTTTAACTTCAGGTTGCATAGCTAGACCTTGTAAATTATAGATAGCAGTTTTAGCTCTAGGGGTTCGTTTTTCTGCAACTCTTTTTTTTAATTTTGAGTCATATCTATGGTCTATAAAATATATTTCATTGCCGTCTGCGCCTTTATATGAATCGGTCATTATTCACTCTCCTTTTCTTCTTTTTTCTCATCACTTGGTTCATAATATTCTTTATATTGTTCAAGTAAATCATTTGTATGTTTTAAATGTGCTCTTATTTGAGCAAAGTTTTTTGCAATTAATTGGAAGTCTTTATCACTTAATCCAAATAATACTGGATCAAGTCCTTCTGCTTCCATCTTTTGGAATACTTCTTCTGCATTGTCAGAAGTAATAATAATCCATCTCAACTTTTCTAGTTCAGGCATTGTAGGTTTCTGTAAGTCTAACTCCTGCCTAGGTTCTTCTAACTTAAATATTTTAAGTCGTTTCTCACCGATTGAACAACCAGTAAGTATTAAAACAGCAATGATACTAATTATTATACGGTACATAATTTGGGTTCGCTATTGACGGACACTCTCTATTAATTTCTGATTTTTTTGTTGCGTTGATTTCTTCTTCTGTAAGTGGTGACCCACCTGCTATCTCAACACATCTGATTGCTTTATCACTTGCGCCATTAACTATTCTTTCAATTGCTTCTGTTTTTTCTATTGCAAGTTTACCAAAATCTCTTCCACCTTTGTTAAATCTATTATCTAAATCATCTATATCTTTTTTAAGAGCGTTCACTAACTCATTAAATTTTTTATTTGCTTTTAAAATTTCTTTAAAGTCTTCTTGCTGTTTAGCAATCAGCTCCTTTTGAGAGCTGACCGCTTCTTCAAGTTTAATTTGATTGGCTTTTAAAATGGCATTATCGGATCGTAATTTCATAACATACATACCTGCTCCAGCAAGTCCGCCTATCATTATTACAACCATTACCATTTTCATTGTGCCAAACATTGTTTTAGTCTTTCTTTAAAATTGCCCAAGCGCCGTAAGCAATTGCAGCCCAAGCCGCAATTTTAGCAATGGGACTAAAAAATAAAACCACAACACCTAAACCGATTAATACTGCACCGTGTAAAGATGTTAGTTCTTTAATTCTTCCTGTTATAAACTCCATTAGTTTTTCTCCTTTTTACTTAATCTTAGCGTTGACTTTACGGTGTTTATTCCACGCAACAAAGCCACCTAGTCTTAACGACCAGTATGCTAAGTAGTTCATAAGATAGAAACCATTTACGCCAATATTAATATCTCTAAAGATTTCGTCTGCTCTTTTTTGAGATATAATACCAAGGGTATCTGCCTTATTTATTTTTAATAGTGTCTGATACTTATAAGCATAATCGTGTACCAATCCACCCATTAAAAGTACTCCAACTGGTGATAAAAATGTATGCAAGAATTTTGGTATACTTGCACCATCAAATTTAAAACCTGCTGGTATAACGTATTTAACGTCATTTATTTCGTAGTTAAAATCTTCTACAATTTCCCAATGTCTAACACCGAGTAACCATAAAAGTATTCCTTTAAAAAATCCTTTGCCTTTTGTTCTTATTGGTATGGGTCTCATTACTGGCATTGTTTTATAACTAAAATTATGACACTTTGGTTTTTTCTTATCAAATAAATTGATAATTAATCCTAATATAATAACTAAAATTACTATTGACCACATCCAAAATTTAATTGCTAAACTTATTATTAGTTCCATTTATTTTTTCCTTGTTCTCATACTAGATGTTGGTTGGGCACCTCTTACGTGAACCATACCACCCATAGTATTTTCGTCTTTCTTTTTTTTCGGAGCAGCATTTGTAAAAGGTCTTTGATTCATAGCACTTGTATAATTTGCGTGTAATCCAACACCCCTAACATTTTTACCACCCGCTCTTTTTTTAGGTGGCACATCACCTAAACTTGCTATAGGTTGTACATTTGAATAGTTTCCTATTCTAACACCTGTTGTACCTATAAATTCTTTAAAACTTTTCATAGTCTTGCTTTTTCTTTAATAGTCTTTTTTCTTTTAGGTGTTTCAATTTTAATTTCTTCTTTCACAACTCCACTTAATTCATCAATCTTTTCTTCAAGTTTATTTAGTACACTATAAACACCTTTCAATACAACATTATTGTTATCATCACTCTCTTGTACTTTTCTTTTTAAAGTACCCATAACTCTTTTCTTACCTGTTGGATTCATATCTACGCCACCGTGTGCTACTGCATTTGCTGGTGCGTCTTCTTTTTTGACTTCTTTTTTATCATCTTCATCAATCTTGTTGATGATTTCATCCATCATATCTTTATAATGTTTTGGCATATTCGTACTCCGATACTAGTTTATTATTTTGTTCATAGATACCCACACCTAAACAAGTCATCACAGGTTCATCTTCTATGTCTGGTATATCTCTTACTTCATTTAACATATTATCATACTGATTAGTTTCTTTTAAATATGAAACAACACCTGCTTCTATAGCGTCTTTGTGTGTCATTAATCTATTATCTTCTCTCAATATCATTGCCATAGCACCAAAAAAAGAACCAAACTTACTACCTAATCCTACTTTTGCAAATAGTCTTTTCATATTAAAAACAAATCTATGTAAATAAGTATATGCTTTTTTATCTTTAGTTGTTTTTAATGTCTTATTAGGTCTTAATACAGTACCTTTTTTATCAATAATACCTTGTTTAAATGCTTCTTGCTTCTCCCAAGGTGTTACCAATAGTTTAACTACTCGGTAAGTTATTAACATATCTACTGCTCTACTAGCCATTAAAGTTCCTTTAACATTTGTTTTATCTTTTCATCTTCTTCAACATCACCCATTTCGTGTTCATAAAGTAATTTAAGATAGTTCAATACTGTTTTTAATACTGACCAATATTCTCTATCTATCTTAAATAATAATAAAGTTATCGCTACATCTGCACTAAAAACATTTTGTAATACTACAATGTGATTAATAATTAATCTTATTTTAACTTCACCTGTAGTCTTATACTTACGAAATAACCTTTTAAGATATTTAAATCTTTTAATATCTTCCAAAAACTCTACATTGGTTTCCAATGTAGGATTACTATAATTTTTGCTTGCAAATAGCAACCAATTATCTTTGGTTATCTCTTCAAACATTTTGACCTACACTAACTTAGCGTAGACCTTGGATGTACCGTTCTTTAAAGTTTCATAACTAACTTCTAAATTTAGACCGCCAGATTTTTTGTGTGATATACCATCATCATTTAAATCAGAACCATCAGTATCTTTCCCAAATCTTCCACCAAATTGACTAACTTTCGCACTAACTTTTCCAGATGTTCCTTCCATTGTAACTGGAGAAACAGTTAAACCTATTCGGTTTAGTTTTTCTCTTAAACTATCTACCGCTTGTTGTGGTTTAATGAATTCTACGTCTGCAATAGAACCTACAAAAGCATTAACTCTATTTAATACTTCTGGATCGGAAATGTTATGAGCGCCTAAATTACCATCTTCAACAGCGTTAGATGTAGCTGTGCCAACCATCTTGCCGTCTTCTGTAATATGTTGTTTAAACGTTTTCATTTTTTGTTTTTTCCTTTTCTTTTGCTGTGTCCTCTTCAGGACAATCAGCGATTACTTCTTCCTCAAAATCGTCCAAGTCTTTATCTTCATAAAAAATCTTAAACTTTTTTATCATCTTCTTTTTTAACTGGATTTGTTGTATCTCCTCCAGCCATTCCTATTAATTTATTAACTTGTTGAATAGCGCCATTGATTGCATTTAAATTTGCTTTCATCTGACCCAAATCAGTTTCAACTTGTTTTATATTTTTACCTAAAGTATCAAAGTCTTTTTGTAGACCAAGTTTCTCCGAGGTAAGTTGTTCCAAATTTATATCCATAATTATCTCCTATATTATATATTATGCAACTGCGTATCCGTGACCTGCAATTACGTTCCAATTTGAATTTTTAAATAATAAAGTAACTGTTTCACCTGGCGCATTTAAAGTTACGGTTGTTCCGCCTCTTAAATTTGCTGGTGTTATAGTTATTGCGTTAGTACCTGCTGTTGCTGTATCTATAAACGTTTTAACTTGACCGCTTGTGCCGTCTGCTAAAGATACTGCCGCTGTTCCTGAAGTTGCTTCTACTTCTGTAACTGCACTTTCTACATCTGCAACTAAAGTTCCAGAACCTGTGCCTGTTAATGATTGGGATGCTTGAGCAAGACCTAAAAACGTTGGTACGTTATTAAATACATTTGCCGCTGATACTTTTTTGTTTATCGGTGTGCCTGATGGATCATCTATTACGTGAAACAGGTCTACACTCGCTAATGCGTTACCTAAATCGGTAAGCTGTGTGACTTTTTTATCTGCCATTTGTTTTCTCCTATTAACCCTTTCGGGAATGCTACTGTAGCCAGTTGACTACATCATAATATTATTTATAAGGGCAACCCTATAGAGGATTGCCCCTACGTTATTGATTATTAAGCGTCAGCTGAATTAGTCAATACGACTAATGTTTCGTGTGATACACGACCTGCTCTGCCACCAGAACCAGTTGTTTTTAGGTTCCAACCTGCGTGAGCAACTTTTCCATCTGATACTTCACTATCTTTGTAATTAAACAAACCAATAGTAACACCTGTGATGAAATTGTCAGCAGTTGCGTCATTAAAAAGGTCAGTACGGTTAGCACTAGACCATTCTTTTCTGATTGCTGCTGTTGCCCATAATGGTGCTCCAGCTGCTTCGTCTTTATTTGTATGACTTGACATATTATTCTCTCCTTTAAATTTTATGTTAAAGTACTCAATTCTTAATATATGTGTATATTTATAATGGGAAGGTGTGCTAGAAACCTAGCTTTTTTAGTTCTCGGATAGTATTTGATGTATTTCTATGAAAGATACCAATACCACCTCGTCTTGTAAATTGATCCGTATTAGGTTTATAATCATCAATTAATACAGCAGGACTTCTGTATCCTGTTTGAGCATAGTTTTGTTTTTGACTTCTCTTTACAAGATTAACTCTTGCACCACTTATACCTAATTGACTTCTACACCATTTACTTTTACCAGGTTTACAATTTGGGTCTCTATCTGTATATGCTGATAGAATATCTGGTGAATGCTTTTTGATATAGTTCCATAATGTTTTACCATCTGACATCCACGGTAGTTTTTCCCAAAAAGTTTTATCATTCATAATTGGGTTCCACTTGTCTTGTTTTGTGAGGCTCATCCATTTACTGATAGGGACGCCAGTTGCTTTCTCAGCACCTTTTTTAAAGTCTGCCAAGACACCATCCATATCACAATAGAGTTTAGGAAGAGGCATAATCTAATTGCCTCCTAGGTATTATAGTTTATCTCTGGATCTGTATTTACTTTTGAAGCAGGATTTCCAGTCATTGTTCTACCCTTGGTAGGTTCATCTTTTTTCTTAGCAAGTTTTTCTTTTTCAGCTTTTTCTTTAAGTCTTGCTCTCAAAGTTTCATATTTTAATTTGTAAGGACTGACTGCTTCTTTTTTAATTTCTTTTTTATCAGCTTCTTTTTCTGCTTTATCTCGTAAAAGTTTGTTTGCAATTCCAACTGTTAAAGGAACTTGACCTGTTTCTTTATCTGCAACAGGTTTAATTACTTTACCTTTTTCATTTTCTAATTTTGCTTTTAAAACATTTACTTGACCTTGCAAAGTTAAAATTTGTTTCTCCATTGCTGTAGGGTCTTTTGCACCATCAGATTGTCCATCTTCTTTATCTCTTGTCGCTCTTATCTTTGCAATTTTAACACCTGGTTTATTATCTTTTTCAATAGGTGGAATTTTACTTTCATTTCTTGTAGGTAACAGTACAGAGTCTCCTCTTTCTGTTGTTTCATTAGCTGCTTTATTCCAAATATTTCTAATAGTATTTTCTAAATTTGTTTCTGGTTTTTCATTACCAATAACTTCTTTTTTTGGATCTTTTTTATCTTCTGTAGTAGATACGTTAGCAGTTTTAAAATCAACTTCTTTTTTCTTGTCTTTCATTTTAGATACTTCGCCTGCGTCAATAGTTTCTTGCATATCTTCTGTAGGTCTTTGTGTTTCTACACCTGAAATAGCAAAAGCACTATCGTGGTCTACTGATTCATTTGCTCTTTTTAATGCGTTAGCAACATCTGGATGTTTTGATAATCCTTTTGCAAGTTTTTCAATAGCTGCAACTGCACCTGAATAATTACCTGCTTTGTATCTAGGGTCGTTTAATATACCGTATGCTTGTTTGATTTGTTGTTGAGAAAATGATTCTTCTATATCATCACCTTTAGGTTGTTTTTCTGCAACTCTATATCCAAATCTATATTTTGGTTTTCTACTTTTAGCAAAACTACCTTGTTTTGAAGATGTATTGGCACCACCTCTTTCAGAAATAGTTTCTTCTGTCATTTGTTTTTGACGTTCTAAATTTCTTTCGTTTGCTAGATGTGGTTTAATTTTGTTACCTATGTAAGCAGTTTTACCTTCAGGTATCTTTTCTACTTTTCCGCCTTTGTCAATAAAGTCTTTCATTAATGTTTCATCAGCGTGTTTTCCATTAGAAGGTTTCCATTCTTCTTTTTTTAATTCTCTTTTACTATCAACGTTTTGCTTCTGAGCTTTTTTTGCGTCTTCTTTTTTAACTGTGTCTAACTTATTAAAAAATTCTGACTTTTCTTTAGGTGTCATTGAACCAATTCCACCCATAGAGTTTTTTAATGCTTCGTCAAATTTTGCTTTGTAATTAGGGTCTTGATATTGTGATTGCTGTTTAGCAATTACTTCTTCAACACTACCTGGTTTTTGTTTTAAATATGTCATAGTACTATTTATAAGGTTATTTACCTGCTTTATCTCCTCGCTTATGTTTCAACCACAATCTTTCAAAGGTTGCTTTAGGACCTACACCAACTACTTGTTCATCTTTTTTAATTGCCTTAGCAATTTCGTGACCTTTTTCTACTGTTGATTTTTTCAATGGTGTTCCGTGGTCTTTTTTAATCTCTTTTGCTTTTGCCATACCTATTGCATATGCTTTATCGTTGTCTTCTTTTCGTTGTTTAGGAATATCACCGTCTTTATTTGGAACACAATTTGGTACTTGTCTTCCGTCTTTTTCTTTCATACCAACTTGCGTATAACCTTTCCAACAAGCTTCTATTAATTCTTCATTTGAACCTTCAATTAATTTTGATATATGTGGTATGTCTGCGTGTTTAATTGCTAGTTGAGTAGGTATATCCATTCTCTTAATCATTTGTTTAACAGCGTCGGTTACATCTGTTGCTTTTTTATTCTTCCATACGTTTTTAATATTAGCAATTTGTTTATCACTCATTTTACTTTGTAAATATCCAGTATCTTCTTTAACAATTTCTATTGATTTAGTTTGTCTTACGTCACCAGTTTTATACCACTTAATCCATTTTTCTGCTTCTGCTTTAGTTTTATAACTGCCGTGTATAAATTTACCACCATCCATTTTAGTAACTTGTACAGCAAACGCTTCTGGTACTTCTGTTTTACCTTCTGGTTCTGGTAGTTTTTGTTCAACAGGTGATGTATTTCTACCCATTTTATTAATCTTAAATCCTTTAGCTCTTAATTTCTGTGCTTTGTTTTGTAAATCTTGTAATGTTTTTGCGTCTTCAAAACCTGCGTGTTTTCCATACTTGTCGTCATAAGATAATCTGAAAGGTGCTTTTGCTTCTTCTAATTCTTCTTTTCTCATTTGTGCCAACTGGGAAGCGTTTGCTCCGTGTCTTGAAATGAGTCTTGCTTGCGCTAACATTGACACAAATGGAATATTTGCTTTTAATATCTTAATTAAAAGCTGTTTATTCTTATCAAACTTATCAAATATTTTCATCAACTTATTAGCATTTGTTCCACTAATTGTTTTACCTCTTAATGGTTCGTATTCTTTTTTAAGTTGTGATATTTGACTGTCTGAAAATTCGTGTAATGTTTCAACGTTTTCTCCTAAAATGGATTTAACTGTTGATACTCTTAAATTTAATCTCTTTGCAATCTCTTGAGCAGATTTGCCTTCTGAATCTAACGTATAGATGTCCTTCATACGTCCTTCATCAAACATTTCTTCTTTAACTGTTTTAACAGGTTCGGTATTCATCCACTCTTGGTGTCTTTTACCTGGGTGTACTTTAGAGCAATCGTGTCTTTCTCTTACTTCCGCAAGAGCAACGCTCATAGGTTTTTGATACCTACTTTTTTTCCACTTTGCTAATTCTTCTTTTAAGTCGCCCATTTTATTTGAATCTATTATCTCTTTTAAAATTATATGATAAACTATGTCTACTGTATAAATGTCCACCGTGTGTATCAAATACACGGTTTAATGAGTCCATATACTTTTTGTCTAAAACATTTCCTCTGGCACCTTTTGCTGGAGCATTAACACCAGCCGCCTTTAAAACATCTCCTGTAATTTTATCTACAAAAGCGTGTATAGCTCTTCTTTGTCCTCGTTCAGTATCCCAAATTTTAATGTACTTGCCACCTATACTAGTAGCTACATCACGTCTTTGGTCTCTATATAAATTAGCAAATTGTGGGTGTCTTTTAATTTTTTCCCTAGCAATTTTAAGGTAATCGTCAACCCCTTTTAAAACCATAGCCGAGCTTTCAGCAATGTATAGGTTGTGTACGTAATCTTTGAATTTAGTTGCCATTTCTCTCTCTAAAGTTTCTCAATCATCTTTGCGACTACTTCGTTTAGTTTCGCTTTCCACTCTTCTTTATAACGTTCCTTATATTTATCTATTACTGAATCTGAAGTTGCCCATTCTTTTACTTCATTTTTAGTTAATTTATCCTCACCAACTTTAGCATCCGTAGCCTTACCTGGTCGTGATATGTATGTATCAGTAGGTTTTCCACGGTCTTTTGAGTCAACAGGAGGTGCGTCCTCTTTCTCTCCTGGTGTCATTTGCTTACAATGATTAGCATAATCAGCACCTATTTCATAACTATCTTTAATTTGTGAGTATGGTTTTGGTACTGGTATTGTTTCAACTGCTTCAAATCCATAATCAATATCTAGGTTGTACTCTCTTAACATTGGTTCTTTATCAGCGGCAACTGGAATACAATCCCATATCCAACATTTGTGTAAATTATTATTTGTATCTTCTAATACAACATAGTTCGTACCTCTTCGTACTACTTTACCTTGTTTATCTTCTTTAAGATACTTGACCTGGTCTCCGATATTGAATATCATCTCCCTAACGTATAGGTCTCTAACTTGTTTCTGTTCAAACTGTCCTAATGTCATAACAGGTTTTGAAATATCTGGTTTATAGTCTTCTCTTATACCCATACCTTTTCTGACCGCTTTAAACAGTCCATCAACATCTCTAAATTGAGATGGTAGTCCTCTCTTAAATGACGCCACATCACCTTTTTGAGCAGCATCCCTCATCTTACTCGCACTCATACCTGAAGCGCCTTCAGCGTCTGGATCACGCTCTCCAGCAGATATAACATCTATTGTTTTAAAGTTATAGTATCCGTGTCTATTTTTCTGGTCGTTATACTTTTTAAGTATAGTATCAAACTCTCTTACTCTATCACTACCTACAACAAATTTTAAAATATTATGTCCTTTGTTATATAACATAGTAGCTAAATCTAAAATCATATTTGTTGTATTGATTTCAATGTTTCTAGCATATTGTGGAAACATCTTTTTCATAAAAGATAATTTTTCTCTAGCAGATAATGGATTCTTTTTACTATCTTCTGACCTACTGATATAGATTTTATAATTTCTATCTGCTCTTACAACTTTATTAATAAGTTTTTCGTGACCTATTGTAGGTGGATTAAATCTTCCAAATGTAATTGCAATAGACTTATCAGCAACTGCTTCAGATTTTAAACTATCTATCTCAGCGTCTGTAACTTTATTATCATCTAATATCTCTTTACATTTCTTATAGAATTTTAAGTAATGATATTTCTCTAATAACTTATAGACTACATTTTTAGGTAATCTATTTTTAATACTAAACGTTTTAATTTGTTCTGGTGTCATATCAGAATCAAACGCAGCTCTTCTAGCAGTTAATACATCATCTCCAATATCAACAATATCTTTTATAGATTGTTCAATCTCTTCTAACTTCTCATTAATCTTTTCTTGTAAGTTTAAAATATCATCTGGTTGTAAATCTTTTAATTCATCATAGTCTATAATATCTCTTTTTAATTCTCCTTTAACTACATCTATCTCTTGTACCTTTCTTTGATATGCTGACATATATAATTTCATATCAAACGTATAGTCTGCTGGTCTTTTAGTAAATACATTACCTCTATAATCAAATACTGCGTCTGCTTTATCCTCTTGGTCTTGATGAGTTATAGGATCAGTAATGATGTAATAGTTAATAGGGTGTTGTGTATCAGGTATTAATTTACCATTAATCTTTTCTGGACTTTTAGCAGATAGATACTTATGAGATAATCTTAATCTTTCTTCTTCTTGTTTATCTACAGGTACATCAAACAGTACATTAAAATCTAAATCTGCGTCCTTTCTATATCTCTTTGTAAGTATAGAACCTACTAAACTAACTTTTAAAACTGGATATTCTTTACCAAATTCTTTAAGTTGATTGTCAACTATTTCTCTAACACTAGGTTTAATTCTAGGTGTTTTAGTTTCATAGTCATCAAAAACTCCAGGTGCATATGTATTTCTAGGAGCGTCTATAATACTTTCGTTTAATTTGTTTCTGTACATTTTTTCTTTTGTCATCCAAGTTTTTGCAAGATAACTTTTAATTGGCTGCCTCATATATCGTCTAACTAATCTGTCACAGTTTTGTAAAGTTTGTGACACTAGTTCTTTATCTGACCTATTGTTATCTACTACAATAAAATTTGATTGACCAAATAATCTTTGAAACTTACCTATATTAGATTGTACTTTTTCCCAAGATGATTTAACAATATATTCTGGTATAGTTCTACTTCTAATTTGATTTCTTTCTAACGCAACAGGTAATGTTGTGTTAACAAATATCATATAACAATCATAACCTAATGAGTGTAGTTGATTATATTCTGCACTTATTCTTCCATAATCTCTTCCAGTTGCGTCAATAACTAAACCTAATCTACCAGTTACATAAGTATCTAATTGTCTTTTTGTTGTACCTTTGGCATTATTTCTTATAATATCTCTAAAATATTTTTCTTGGTCAGGCATTTTATCTGAAAGATTTGCCTTCTTTAAACCTCTTTCAAATACTTGGTCTGAATTTACAAATTTTAATCCAGAACCTGCAAAAGTATTACTAGCGATAAATGATTTACCACTACCAGGTCCTCCTGCCATAAAGAAAGCTTTAAATATACCTGGGTCATATAAACCTTCTTGTAATAAAAATTCTTTAAACTTCATTTATTTCCATCCTTTTGGCAACGTAAAGTTTGCCCTACTAAATTCTAATCTATCTACTATTTTTACTGCACCCGCTACTCTATCTACTGCAACATATCCTTCAGGTGCTGTTACTCTATAACCTGTTCCAGTTTTAATGTAGTGTCCTATCTGTTGAATTTGATTCATCTTTTGTATCAATGTGTTCTTCGCATTGCCTAAAGTTACGTGACTTGCTATCGCCATATATAAACCTGATTTATTTTGATTAATAAATCTTAATCCATTTGCTAATATATCTCTATATTTTTGTTTTGCTTTTTCAGTTTTTCTTTGGTCTATTTCTGTCTTCAAAACGTTCTCATAATAATCTCTAAACATATCTTGTAAGACTTTAACCTTTGCCATACTACCTTTATTATTTCTAATGTAATGATTGAAAAATGCTTTTAATCTAAACCCTACAGATAAAGGGTCACTAGCACGACTTGTCATTTCATCTAATACTTTACTTGCTCTACTTAATGAACCTTCTGCCATTCTTAATTGAGCATTAAATGTATTCAATTCTGTTTTAGTAAAAGTAATAGAACCAGAATCGTCTTTATAAGAAGCACTTGCTACCCATACTCTTGAATTACCTGATCCTCTAACATTACCAAAACTTGCATTTAAACTTTTCATATCTTTACCAGTATACATTGTATGAAATACTATACCCATTTTAGCACGAGCAATCTTCTTACCAATATTGCTACTTGCCTGTACTGCATATGTGATTGTATTTGGTGTAAAGGTTATCATTTTTTCACCATCAATTGAAGCTGATTTTGTATCGTTAGTGAATAATAAATCACCTTGTAAAATTTGTTTAATATTTAAACTAGATAGATGAGCAAGACATACTGTTAGTTTTTGAGCGACAGCACCAGAATGGTTTTGTCTTATGTCTGCTGTTGTGTAATTGATTTTAGGAGTTTTATTGAATATTGATTTAGTACCAACAAAGAATTTACCGTTTTCAGGATTGACCCCACATATAATAGCAGGTGCGCCATCCCATTTAACAGTAGTATTGATTTTTGCTCCCGAGTGACCTGCGAGCATATCTCTTACTGATTTTAGAAAGTTAATTGCATTAACTCCACCAGATGAACCTCTATTGATTATATCATCTTCTAGGTGTTCTAGGTGTGTATTCTTGTCGTTTGTGGTAAAACCTTTAAAACTAAACATTATTCCTCATTTATTCCATTAGTATAATCTATCTTCAAATATCCATTAACAAATCATATAATACTATTTATGTACATTCTTTCTCTAACAATTCTTTAAATTCTGGATGTAGAGTTCCTGTAAATTGTGGTTGTGATCCGAAGGCACCTTTATATCTTAATTCTAAATTAAATATTTTAACATTACCTCTCTTTAACCACATTTTAATTTTAGCTGCTTCTTCAACAGAATCACCTTTAACACTTTCATCCCTCATAACAATTTCCCACTTCTTACCTTTCATTTTTTTCTCAATTCTATGATAGCCACAAAGTAAAGTATTAACTTGAAAGTCAACTGAATTGCCTACAGTTACATTACCCTTTGAGGTAACATTACCTACACCTGTTGTCAATTGAAAATCAAATTCCGCTTCATCTATATCTTTCTTTTTTAATTTATTGAATAAATTAACTTTTAAAATAACATCAATAAGACCTTCTGCAAATTTTTCAGCATATTCATTCATAAGTTTTAATACACCTTGCCAATATTTACTTTTAGAACCACCATATAAAGATTCGTTCATAAACTTTCTCAATTTCCATTGTGTATTTGGTAAATCTCCTGAGCCATCTTTATTTTTTGCAAATAATTTTTGAATTAAAATTTTATCTGCTGCCTTTTTAATATCAAAGTTATTTTTTATTACTCCTTCACCTTTTAAATCAATTAGTTTTATGTTTCCTGTTTTATAAGGATGCTTAATTGTTTTATAAAATATTTCTTTATTGTTTGATGGTAATGAAAAGCCTTTTATTTTTATAATTTTATTGGTAATTGCTTGCTTTAATCTATCAGCAAAAAATTTATACTTAAACTCATCAACATCTTTCATTAATTTATTAAAGGTTGAATCACCTTCTATAAGTCTATCAAATGCTTTATTAATAAGTGGTGGTGGGGTAGCCTTTTGAGTTGATTTTTTCTTTAAAGAAATGCCGTAATATTTTTTTACTCTTGCTTTAGCAGAATTATTTTCAACCATTATATCAGCAGAATTATATTGATATCCTCCACCTTCAGGTAAAGAAAACTTTTCAATCTCACTAGGCCATTTAGAGCCAGTCATAAAAACTTTTTTAGTTGGTTGATTGTCGCCTTTTTTTCTAGCAAAACCACGAATACCTAATGCAGCTGATATACCTACAGCAAAATCGCTTAAGATTTTATCATTACTTGAATCAAGTATTTTCATAAACCCTTGTTCTTGCGAACCATCTGCAAAAACAACCTGGCCAACTTTAGCTTTAGGTCTACCAATTTTCATAAGTGATTTAGCTTCTTCTAGTTTTTCAACTAAATCATCCCTATCTAATTTGTTTGAATTAAAACCTACTTGTAATTTTTTTAGTTCATCTGTAGTAAACATTAATGCTGCCGCTGTACAGATTTCTGAAGCTTCGTATGCCATATCTCTCTCTTTATAACTATTTATATGGTGCCCAAAGAAGGAATTGAACCTCCAACCTACTGATTACAAATCAGTTGCTCTACCAATTGAGCTATTTGGGCTGAACACGAACACATAAGTGCTTGACAACGCCACCATTTTCTTGCCAGACTTTATGTTTGTTTTGAAATTTTGCTAATTTATCTGCGTCTTCTTCAAAAAACGTTTCTGATATAATAGAGCCTGTAGGTTTCTCTACTACCTGCCAAAGTATCTTTCTACCTTTCTTAACTGGTTTCGTTTCGTAAGAAAGTGTATACTTATACTTTGCTGGTCTCTTGTCGTTTCTGCTGAACCTTACTTTTTGTTTTGCCATTTTTCTTTTTCTTTTTATCCCCAAAAATATCTTCCCAATTAGCTTTATATTCTTTAGTAGGAACCATTTTATTACTCTTATAAAATCTAGGTCTGCCCATATTATTTCCAGTACGTATTAAAACTTAATACTATCCTTTCATCACTTTGATTAACACTACCACCTGAACCGTGCATTAAATAACTAGGCCACATTACCAATAGTCCTTTTTCAGGTGTTAATTCATAAATTTGTTCGTGTGGTGAAACAGCAGTTGGTGGCCTTGGAGTAAGTGGATTTTTAAAGACTAACTTGCTACTATGTTCATCACATTTTAGAAATATAATACCAGAAATAACTGAATTAGGATGATTATGCCACTCTAATGTACTATCTCTACCTTGTATATTACACCAAGAGTCTGCCATTCTTTGATTAGGTGCAGCTATTGGTACTTCTTTTAAAATTTTTTTTTGTATATCACTATGAAAATCTAAAATGTTAGGGTTTTGTTCTTGCATAGCAACGTATGTTGACTTAGCAGAACCTTTAAAGAAATTATAATCTAATAAATCTTTTTGTAAAATACTATTAGTTACTAAATCTATTTCATCATCATTTAAAAAATTATATTTCTTCCATATATCTAGTGTAAAAATTGGTTGAGTATCCATTATACTTTAAAATCCGAAAACTTATCGTAAGCGATATCTTTTTCTTTTGGTTGTTCTTCTTGTTGATTTGAGTCAACTATGTTTTGTGCTTGTTGACCTACGTCATACAATCTCATTTTTGCTCTATCAACACCTATAATAAATGACCTATTAATACCTGGATCGTTATATCTATTCTTCAATTGTTTAATTTTTAACTGTCCTAATGCTTCTAAATCCTCATTTGATATGATTGCAAACATAAAGTCTGCTGTTGCTGGTAATCCAAAACTTTCTGCTGTATCTTCTAGTCCTATATCTGTACTCATAAAACCAGTTCTTGTTGTTTGTGTAGCAGAAAACAATGGTACATTAAATTCTACTGCAAGTCCTCTTAATTCTTCTGCAATTGCTTTGATATAGAAATAAGAACCTATATTACCACCTTTAAATCTACTTGACGCACATATATTTAAATAATCTATGAACACTACATCTGGTTTAAAACTTTTCTTTAATGCAAGTTCATTAAACAATGCTCTAAAGTGTCCACTATGAGCAGACGCTGTTGGATATTCTTTAATAATTAATTTACCACCAGTCTTCTGTCTTATCTTCTCTATTTTATTATCATATAAATCTTTTGGCATTGTATGTAAATCGTCCATAGTTACATCTAATAAGTTTGCGTCAATTCTTTCAGCAATTCTTTCTTCTGCCATTTCTAAAGTGATATACAATACATTTAAACCTTGTGCCAAATAAGCACTTGCACAATGACACATAAACAAAGACTTACCTACACCTGTGCCTGCCAATGCAATATTCAAAGTCTTACTTGGAATACCACCTTTGGTTATTCTATTCATATAATCTAAATCAAATTGATATTTTGTTTCTTTAGTATGATACCATTTAAATCTTCTATCAGCGTCATCTATATAATCGTGACCTATATGTTGGTCAAAAGATACTGCTAATGCGTCTGCTAATATACTAGGTATTGCTTCTGGTGTTCTTTTAGTATCTTTCTTATCTAAAATTCTAATACCATCTAATACAGCATTATGTACTGCTCTATCTTTACAAAACTTTTCAGTTACATCTAACAACCATTTAGGATCGGAATCTATTTTAGTTATAGAATTAATATTATCTTTTAATGTATTAATTTCATCTTCATTAATATCTTTTCTTTGCCCTAATTCAATTGTAATAGATTCTTTTGTTGGTATATTATTATACTTCTCAACAAACTTATATATTTCTGTAAATAAAATCTTATCAGTTCGTAATGGAAAGTAATCTTCTTTTAAGAAAGGTAATACTTTTCTAGCATAATCTTCGTGAAAGAAAAGATTATTTAAGATAGTTGTTTCTAATCTATCTGAATTATGAAATGACTGCTGTACCATCTTTTAATTGTGTTTCTAAAATTTCTATTAATATATCACCAATATACTCCACAAACTCATTATTGTCAACGTTCAATACTTCATCTGTAGGATTTACTTTAACAACAAAATCAAACTTCATAGGTAAAGTACCATCAGGATTTTCATCTTTAGCAAATCCAAGTTTGCCATAATGATATATTACACCTCTATACTTACCTTCTTTAAGTTTTATACAAGAAAAATCATCACCTTCTCTTTGAGCATAGGTGAATCTTTTACTCTTCGTCTGATCCGTATGTGAATTTTTGTCTTGCGTGTTCATCTATTTTTTCTAATACTTCTTTTGTAAAATATTTTTCTGGTTCATCATTGATTGCTTTACCAAATACTTTAGAACCATCTGGCATTTCATATCTTGTTGATACTTTCTTAAAGATACCTGCCTCTTCACCAAGTTGAAGAAGACCATAATGTTTATCTAGTCCTCTTTTATATGTTAACTTAACATCAATTTGAGAATTTTCTTTTGTGATTCTTGACTTATAGGTTTTGCAATGAATAATATTACCAACTACTTCTGTACCGATTTTTTCTTTTCGTTTACCTAGATAGATGATTGTAGAGGCAGCGTATTTCAATCCTGAACCGCCACCCATTTCTTTTTGTGGGAACATAGAACCAATAACATCATAAGTGTGATTGGTCATTAACATAGGAACATTTGCTTGTCCTAGTTTAAGTGTTAAAACTCTAAATGTAGATTTGACTATTTGACTTCTAGTCATATCTCTTGTTTCTTTACCTTCTGCTGTGTCTGTCATTTCTTTTGTAGTAGATAACATACCTAAACTATCTAATACAAACATCAAAGGTTTTCTTTCTGAATCTGATTGTTGTAAATACTTGTCTAATATTTTTATTGATTGACTTCTAAATTCTTGTACTGTTGATACTGGTACAACTACAACTCTGGAACTATCAACACCTCTTGCCTCTATCATATCTTTTGATACTGCATTTTCTGATTCAAATAAAACAACGCCTGCGTCTTTGTCTTTATCTAAATAATTTTTTAAAATACCTAATGCAAAAAATGTTTTACCAGTTGCGGCCTCGCCTGCGATTGCTGTTATACGGTTGCCTGGTAGTCCACCATAAATTGAACCTGATAAGAGAGCATTAAAAGAATAAGAACCTGTATCTATAAATGAAGTTACATCACCTGCTGTGATTCCATCACTTGCTAAACTAGCAAATTCATTTCCTGTTTCTTTAATTATTTCTTTTAGAAAGTCTTTCATATTCGTTCCACTCCTCTTCCGTATAACTTATTGTGTACCATTTGATGTTGTTAATATAACATAATTCTCTTACCGAGTCAAGTTCCGTTGGTAGAAAATTTTGACTAATGTAATCATTATATCTTCTATATACTGTTATTCTCATACATATTTATATAAATGCCTCTAGCGTCCCTAATCTTGAATTCTTAAATAGGTCTATCTTCTCACCAAAACACCATACATTTTCAATATAAGTCATAGCCATAAAGATATTTAACTCTTCTTTAGTCTTAAATTTCTTATTACCTTGTGGTCTTTGCATAATTCTCATACCAATCTGACCTAAAAACTTATCTTTAAATCTATCAACTAGTTCATCACTTGACCTATATCTTACAGTCTTAATTTTTGGATCCATAATATTAACAAACATATATTTTGATTTACTTAAAGTCTTTTCTGCAACTGGAAGATAAAAATTATCTCTCCATTGTTCATATTCATTAAACTTAAACCAAGATTGATTCTCTTCTTTCTCACCACCTTTATTATATTGTTCAGTACTAAAGTAAGGTGGACTTGTAAATGCACAATCTATATTTGGTAGTTCATTATAAGGTAAGTCTTCTGCACCACAATTCCATATCTTAACAGTTTTGTTTTTAAAGAATTTACTATACTCTTCTATTTGTTTTTGATAATTTTTATATGTATTTGGATTAGGATCGCAACCATAATAGTGTGTTGCATTACTGGCAAAGAAACCAGCTAGTCTATCTCCCCAACCACAACTGGTATCTAATACTGTTTCTGCCTCGGTCATATCGTATATTGTTTTTGCAACAACTGGTTTAAATTGTGTTGCAATATATGTACCTAATCTTATTGCTTCTCTATAACTATTTGGTGATAAATCTTTACTACTATTCACACCTCTCCATAATGCACCTAAACACTTCCATATATCTCTTGCATTGCCATTTTTAAAAACTTCAATTGGTGCTCTAAAACTATAACTTGAACAATTTAATCTTAACTCTTGATGAAAATAATTACTGCACTTATTATATGTTGAAGGAGCGTCAATTATTCCTAAACCATATTTTGAATATGGATACTTATAGTCATCATATTTTTCAAAGACATCTTTATGACTTTGTTCTTTAGGTGTACAAATTTTACTAGTATTAAATTTACTTAATTGTATTATATTGTTTTTCATATCTTCATATGAAATATGATTTAAAGGAAATGCTGGTCTATGTTCAGCAATATATTCTGATAATAGTTCTCTAAATTTTTCTTTACCTATTTCATCTGTCCAATTTTTAAATTGAATAGAATCCATTATAGGCAATCTATTTTCGTCTGCGAATTGTTTAAGGTCTAGGTTTTTCATTGTTCCACATTAATAATAAACATAAAGGTATTGCATAAATTAATACTACAAATAACATTGATAATAAAATTGTCATACAAAAAACGGATTCACTTTCTTTAATCTCTTCTCTATGTCTTTAAAATAATTCTTTTCTCTTTCTATCAAGTAATACTTACGACCTTCTAATAACGCCGCTTCACCAGTAGTACCTGTACCTGCAAATGGATCCAATACTGTTCCATCTTT